CAACCATCAGCGTCACGAGCATCAACGCCAATGGCCTCGGCCTCTTTGGTATCAGCGCTTCCAACATCGCCAGCGGTACACTCGATACCGCGCGCCTCCCGGCAACCATCAGCGTCACGAGCATCAATGCGAGCGGCGCGGGTCTCTCCGGCCTCAACGCGTCAAATATCGCAAGCGGCACGCTGGACAACGCGCGGCTGCCAACAACCATCAGCGTCACGAGCATCAACGCCAATGGCCTCGGCCTCTTTGGTATCAGCGCGTCCAATGTTTCGACCGGCACGCTCGACAACGCACGCCTCCCGGCAGCCATCTCGGTTTCCAACGTGACTGCCAACGGCTCCGGCCTCTCTGGTCTCTCAGCGTCCAACATCGCGAGCGGCACGCTGGACAACGCGCGGCTGCCAACAACCATCAGCGTCACGAGCATCAACGCCAATGGCCTCGGCCTCTTTGGTATCAGCGCTTCCAACATCGCCAGCGGTACACTCGATACCGCGCGCCTCCCGGCAACCATCAGCGTCACGAGCATCAACGCCAATGGCCTCGGCCTCTCCGGTCTCAGCGCGTCCAACATCGCCAGCGGTACACTCGATACCGCGCGCCTCCCGGCAACCATCAGCGTCACGAGCATCAATGCGAGCGGCGCCGGTTTGTCTGGTCTCAGCGCGTCCAACATCGCGAGCGGCACGCTGGACAACGCGCGGCTGCCAACAACCATCAGCGTCACGAGCATCAACGCCAATGGCCTCGGCCTCTCCGGTCTCAGCGCGTCCAACATCGCGAGCGGCACGCTGGACAACGCGCGCCTCCCGGCAACCATCAGCGTCACGAGCATCAACGCCAATGGCCTCGGCCTCTTTGGTATCAGCGCGTCCAACATCGCGAGCGGCACGCTGGACAACGCGCGGCTGCCAACAACCATCAGCGTCACGAGCATCAACGCCAATGGCCTCGGCCTCTCCGGTCTCAGCGCCTCCAACATCGCCAGCGGTACACTCGATACCGCGCGGCTCCCGGCAACCATCAGCGTCACGAGCATCAATGCGAGCGGTGCGGGCCTCTCCGGCCTCAACGCCTCCAACATCGCCAGCGGTACACTCGATACCGCGCGGCTGCCAACAACCATCAGCGTCACCAGCATCAACGCGAGCGGCGCGGGCCTCTCCGGCCTCAACGCCTCCAACATCGCCAGCGGTACACTCGATACCGCGCGCCTCCCGGCAACCATCAGCGTCACGAGCATCAACGCCAATGGCCTCGGCCTCTCCGGTCTCAGCGCGTCCAACATCGCGAGCGGAACGCTGGACAACGCGCGCCTCCCTTCGATTATTAGCGTTTCCAACATCACCGCAAACGGCCTTGGGTTGTCTGGTCTCAGCGCCTCCAACATCGCCAGCGGCACGCTCCTCAACGCACGCCTCCCTTCAATAATTAGCGTTTCCAACATCACTGCCAACGGCCTTGGGTTGTCTGGTCTCAGCGCATCCAACATCGCCAGCGGCACGCTCCTCAACGCGCGCCTGCCAACAGCCATCACCGTCACCAGCATATCGGCCAACGGATTTGGGTTGTCTGACCTCAGCGCCTCCAACATAACGAGCGGCACGGTGGACAACGCGCGGCTGCCAACAACCATCAGCGTCACGAGCATCAACGCGAGCGGCGCGGGCCTCTCCGGCCTCGACGCCTCCAACATCGCGAGCGGCACGCTGGACAACGCGTACCTCCCTTCGGTTATTAGCGTCTCCAATATCAGCGCAAACGGCGCCGGGTTGTATGGACTCAGTGCGTCAAATATCGCGAGCGGCACCATTCCGGACGCGCGCATAACGGGGTCGTTGACTGGTCTCGCGAATATCACGACGAGCGGCGCACTGAACTTCGGGAATCGGGCAGTAAACTGTCTCATTTCTTTGTTTGGCAATACATTGGATCCTGCAGCAACTGCCTTTTATGGGTTTGGCGTTAATAGTAATACGCTCCGGTACCAAGTTGTATCCGCTACTGCGGCGCATTCGTTTTACGGTGGCACGACACTGTATGGACATATCAATTCAGGTGGTTTCGAGAGCCAGGCGTGGGGCACGGCGCTTCTCCCAGCCTATAGTTTTGTAACAGATCCAAATTCGGGCATATGGCTACCGGCGGCCGATACTTTGGCGGTATCTACCGGTGGAGTGGAGCGAATGCGCGTCAATGCAACGGGTCTTGTGGGGATCGGGACGACGGCTCCAGAAACGACATTGCATGTTGCAGGAGCCCTCACCTCAGAATCTATCAACGAGACAACGATATCCTTGAGTGGCGCGACAGGTGTGGTTGTGCATGATTGGAGCCTCGGGTCGATTTTTTACCATACTTCACCAGCGGCAAATTTCACTGTCAACGTGACAAACCTCGCTGCTGTCGAGGGTCGAACGACTACAATCACGCTCGTGATCGTCCAGGGCGCGACGGGCCGCATGGCAACGGCCGTCCAGATTGCCGGCGTGGCCCAAACTGTCCGGTGGGAAGGCGGATTCGTTCCGTCCGGCACAGCGTCCAAGTGGAATATCGTGACGCTGAGTTTCGTGAGGGCCGCGTCGGCGTGGACGGTCTTTGGCCAGAGTGTCGTGTTTGGTTAAATCAAATTCTGCATCGCCACTTCGAGTGCAATTTCATCGGGAATCGGCAAGCGCGCGCTGAATATGAGCCATTCGAAGAAGTCGTGCGAAGGGCTTGTCGCGTCATCTGGTTGCGTCCCTCCCAGAATAATCCCTGTTGTTGTCATTGTGCTTGTTCCGCCGGTAGACGCATATGTCGTACCCCCGTTCAGTCGGTACCCCGTTAGGGACGTTGTCGGGTCCTTGTACCCACTAAAGAATGTCGTTTCTCCAACTACTGATGTTGCTCCAGATGCTCGCCCAGTCGCTGCGCCTGTATTACCGATATCCCAATACCATATACCATCAGAATAAGGTGCATGCAACGCAAATCGCGTCCCCCCCGTATACGTGAACTCAAAAAACTTATTCGTCCCACGCGAATTCTCTTTTGACACCGATACCATATGCATTTGCGATAATGTCGATGCGCCAAAGACGTTCCACGACCTTCTGAGAGTCTTTGAGACGGAAGTCTGATCAAACCGAATCGCGCGGTCCGATACCACAAGAGACGGCTGGTTCGCGACGGTTGCTTGCGTCAAATGGTTGCCTCCGCCTGATTGGTCGTATAAAGTAGTGACAGTCGGAGTTTCCGCGCCTGCCCACGTTGCCACATCGCCCGAATCGAATTGCGACGCCGTGAAATCCGCCTCGACTGAATCTGAAGGGCGTTGCAGCCGGACGATCGCGCCAGTATAAATCGCCGACGCTTGCCTTAAAGAATAGGCCGCGACGCACGTGGATTTTGCCGATTCGGAAATGATATCCAACGGAGCATACGTTGCCGGCGACCCGAGCAACCCGGCAAGGTCAGCCTCGACAATTTGGCGGCGGCGATCGCTTAAATAGGAATTAAACATAAGAATCGAAGAAATATCTCCGTAGTAGGGGGTACTCGTTTGAAACCGCCCAATCTGAGCCCCGGCGTACGCAGCCAATGCAACTGTACTCACATTCGATGCCACAAACGCGCCATTTCTATATAAATTCTTCGCGAATGTCGACGAGTGACGTGCGGTAAACGTTTCTGCCAAAGGTACGGTATACGTTGGCACGGATCCTGAATAATCTGGCGATGTAAAATGATTGACGCGAAATGATGCAGCGTTACCATATCCAATGACAAAATTCTGGTTCGCCACTGCTGCTGTTCCTCCCAAAACGTAGTTTGCCGCGATATTGCTCGTCCGGGACGTCGTGACTGCAACAGTATAATCCATATTCACAAGAGCATTCGTCGCGCCGTCGTAACTCAAATACCCGACGCCGCCGCACCGCATCGTTGGTTGGGATGTCCACCCCGTTTTTTTCACGATCCACGGCTGGCTTGTTGAAGTCGCTTGCGTCGCGTGGTACCCTTGGCCCGTCTGGTCATACAGTTGCGAAATGTACCCGGTGCCTTGCCCAACAAACGCATCATATTCAGATCCAGTCACACCCGGCATGCCGAATTTCGATAGAATCACCGACTGAATTTCCGAATCCGTCAATGCGTAATTGTACACATATAATCCACGGATATCTCCGTTGAAGTACAACGTACTATCAATATGTTGATTTCTTCCAATCCACGTTGCTGTGACAGTCCGGTCTGGAATGGCAGCAAGACCCGTGACCGACGCAACGAGCTCGTTGTTCTTGTATATCTGGGCGCTGTTGTCGCTCTTCCTGTACCGCACAGCAAAGAGAGCCATTTCATTCTGGAGTATAACGCCAGTCGCAGCGATGCCGGTAACATCAGATGTCCCATTCCGGATACGGAAACGTAGATCGCTTGAAGTGCCTGACCGGTGCAGTGCGATGTTATCGCCGGGTGTCGCACCGCTCCCGAAATCAAAAATGGTATCAACAGTCCCAACTGTCCCGCTGAAACGCGCCATGACCACAGCCGTGAATCCTCCATTCGTACTGATTGGGAAACTCTGCGCCCCGCCGTTCAAGTAGTCCGTGTTTGCTCTTGAGAATCTGACAACATCATCGGCTAATATATAATCTGGCCGAGTCCCTGCCGCACCAACAAAAGCGATGGGCGATCCCCACGACGACACCTCTGTGCCAACCAAAACACGCGACGCCGCATCGAGGTCCGTGAAGCGTTTCGCCAATGCGCTCGACATCAGCGTGCCACTTAAGGTATCTGCCCAGAAAGCCTGTTCGAGCGAATCCGATGACCGACGCACGCGAACGACCGGACCGGCATACGTCGTGAAAAGTCTTTGAAGAGAATATCCACGTACCGCGCCAAAGTTTGCGCCAAACCGGTCTATGCTCATATTCGTGATTTCCTCGTCGGCCAGCGCGCGGTCGTAAATGTACAGTCCCTGTATACTGCCGTTCAGATCGATGGGGGAGGCCCACCCGGTGACTGGTCTCCCAACAAAAGACATTGTACAAGTCCGGTCAGTGACGAGGGCGCTTGCCGTACCGCTCGCGACCACGCCGTCATTCTTGAAAATCGCGGCGCTCAGATCGTAGGCCCTGTACCGGACGGCCCATACCGCAAACTGGTTCTGGACGAGCACGTTTGCCGCCGTCGATAGATTGTTGACCACGGCCGTCGCGCCATTCGTGATGTAGAACGCAAACGTATTTGTGGTTGCGTTGAGGCGATGCACGAGCACGTTATTGGTTGGCGCACCGCTCCCAAAATCAAATATCCGCTCTCCAGTGCCCCCAGTGCCAGTATATTTGAAATAGAAGATGGCCGTAAATCCCCCATTTGTTCCAATATTCAATGTCTGCGATCCAGCGTTCAGAAAGTGACCCGATGTCCGGCTGAATGTGACAAGATCCGTCATTGGGTCATATGCTGGCCTGTTTGCAGTGACGCTTTGAGGGAACGCAATCGGTCCGCCCCAGCTCGAGACATCGTTATCGCTCACCAACGTCTTGGTCGAATCCAAAGAGGTCCACACTTTATTTATAATCGGTCCGCGGACCTCGACTGTCGCGCTAATACGCGCCGCGCTCGTCGACGCGTTCCAGTTTGTTGCCGCAAACGCCTCGACATTATTGGATCTCGCGAATATGGCCGTCGTTCCTGCAATCGTTCCCAGAGTCATCGGCACGCTTCCTGCAACGATACTGGTTATGAGTTGCGTGTACGTCGCGCCAACAACGACGCTCGTCCCGTCGGTATTCTGCAAGGCGAGCGCGCTAAAGGGCCGAGCCAATGCATTGACGACGGTGTCTGTATATGCAGCAGCCGCGCCGACGCTCACGGCATTGCGGAATATCATGCATCCGGATCCCCTCAGCCCGATGGTCGTCACTGTCGTGATATCGAGCGTCGTTAATGTCCCATCGCTGATCTTATAAAACATACGCATGGGGCGCACCTGCGCAGACCCGGTGTTCACTGCCAATATCACATTTGTCCATCCCACCGGCAAGGTCGGGACGGTCGATGTGGTCGATCCACACGTGACAAGAATCAAATCGCCATCAAAATGCGCCGGGATCGTGACTCGCTGAATCGCCGTCGAAAACCCTGTCCCGAGACTATCGGCAACATAATCGACTCGTTTCGGTACGCTGCGGCCCCCAAATCGGCCTTGCATCGATCCGAACGGCGGCATTGACATTCGCGTGGAAAAAAATCCGTGGTAGAATACATGCACGGCGTATCGGTGACTGTCTCGCGTTTCGGCGTCTACCCCGCGCTTCCCGAAGACCCGATCGGGTACGTCGTGGGCTTTCTCGTCACGCACCTCGGCTCGGCGCGCACGCTGTACCGCGACTGCATCGTGCCTTTTGCCGACGCTGCCGACGAGGATGCTGCCGTAGCAAACGCGTGGCAAACTTTAAAAGAAGGCGTGGAAGCCTGGAACGACGCGTGTAGCGCCAAGAATCCTTTGATTGGGTCGGTCTTCGTCCCGCCTGCCGACCCCGCCGCCGACCCCGCCGCCGACCCCGCCGCCGACCCCGCCACGGAAGATCCCGTCGCTTAATTACATATCACGCTCGCGTTCCATCTTTTTCGTGAGCGCCACGTGTGCGTTTGGCGTGTATCCAGGGAACAAATCGCGCGGAATCGCCTGGGAGGGGGCGGGCGCGTACATCTTGACGCTGCATAGAAGCGTATGGTCGATACCGTGGGCGTCGTACAACCTTCCGGCGCGCGTCTCGAGACGAATATGGATTCCTTTGAGCTTTCCGATCGGATGAAACTTCCGCGTCGCATACTGAAAAAATCGCTCTTCATGGAACCCCAGCCCTCCGAATCGCACCATGCCCATACCAGGCGCCATGCGATCATAGGCCGCTGCCAAGTCGCGATTGAGGTGCTGCTCGACATCGGGGCTGCGAATCAGAACGTACCTCTCGCCCGTCAAATTGCATTGGCCCGGAGCTCGGACGTGGTACCCGACATTCGAGACGGACACGTCCATCGAAAGAGCATCGTATTCGGACGTCGTCGCCCAATCAGCGTCCACATACGATTCCAGCTTGTTGGCCGTATCGGAGGCAAATGTCTCGGCGCGGTACACGCCCAACGCGACGTCAACATCTGTCGATTCCAGTTCGAGGGTGTAGATCGTTCCGGCCAACAGCTGGCGAGGCGCGTACATGACGGCCTTGCCCAAAACGACATTTTCGACGGCCGTCGAGCATGTGAATGTGAATTCCAGAGGGCCTGGCGTCGAGAGGACGACCCACCGGCCATTGAGCGCCAAGGTCGTCGCGTCCCGGATCGTAATAATGCCCCCGGCATCCAAACCGTGCGCTTCTGCCGTTGTAACGCTGATAATCGATGGATCATCACCATCGCCACTCGCTGAAACGAGCGTGATCGGTGACGATGGCGATGACGTCCATGCCCATCCATCAGGCCTCGCGTCCAGCTGGACATCGAGCACCACAGCAGTCGTCTCGAACGTCGTATCTACTATGACGCACCGCAATGGCGTCGATGCCGACGTGCCTCGAACCATCAGAGAATCGACGAGACCGGAAGATGCCGCCGTGAACGTTTGCCGCACCTTTGTCGTATTGGTATTCAGCGTCACCGTATACTCGGCCAACTCGATCGGGACGGGCCCGGCAAACGCGAGCGTCGGTGAAGCGGCCGTGCTTGGCACCGCGACGAAGACATCGTTGACGACCGAAGCGTCCGTCGAGAAACGCGTCGAGCCGTCCCACGCGACAGTTGCGCCTGGAGCCGTTGATGGATTGCCAAACCCGATCCAATTGCGGATTGTCGATTCGTTCATGAAGAGGACAAACGGCTCGGGCCGGACGAAGCGGATCGAGTTGGTGATATCGACCGGATCTCCGACGGCCTCGACGACCAGCGGGACATGCGACGTCTTGAGGGCTTCGGCGTTGAGCGCATCGTTCAACGCCGAAATCAGTTGTGGCGTATTATAATCTCCCGGCTGGATCGTCACGGCAACGAGCGTTCCGGCCAATCGCGCGTCCTCGTACCGCGCCCACGATCCAGGGGCATAACATAAGACGTTCGAGCCCATCTCGATGGAATATTCCGTGCGTGGAATTGTGGCGTCAATCAGATCGACGGCAAACACGTTGCGAAACGGCATGGGGAAAGGTATGTAATATTCCGAGGGCGTGGGGTACGACGCCTTGTCGCGCGTCGCCGAGTCGATCACAAACATGAACGACTGCTCGACGGCCGTGCCCTGCTGCAGCAGGTACTGGACGTCCTCCATTTTATATTACCGGAGAAACGACGCTTTAAGTGCATTAAAAAATCTCGCGGGGAGTATATGGCGACGACTCGGTCAGTTCTCGCGTCGCTTGCCGGAATAGCTGCCATCGCGTGGATCTGGCGATCCGTGCGTCGTCTCAACGATCCGCTCGATTATGCCAGTTTGGACGTGCGTCACGAGCCGCGCATCACGACGGCGCGTTTTTGGGGCATGCATACGTACGACGCAGTTTCGCATGAAGCAGGTATTGCGGCCATCGAGGAATTCTCGCGTCTCTTCCAATCGTCGCACCTTGCCGAAGTCGACCCGCTCGATGTGGTGCGTCAGATGTCGCGGTGCCGGCGCCGCATGCACCGCGAATTCCATTCGTTGCGCATGTGGCTGCCGAACGATTCCGATCTGGAACGGCGTCTCTTGGCCGGCATCGACGAGACGGATGAGGCCATGGCCCTCTCGCTCGCCGATATAACACATCGTTTCCCCGAGACGCGACTCGTGTATGGCGCCGGAATGCTTGGCGCGACGGTCCGGTCCGCGGGCGATACGTGGTAAATAAAATCAACGCACGCGGCGCGCGGCGGGGCGGCGGGCGGCCGTGGCCGTGGCGCGGCGAGGGCGCGTGGCCGCGGGACGGCGCGTTGTAGCTCCAGAAGACTTGTGGGACTTGGCGTACACACTCTTTTTGTACTCGACCTTGGCTTCGGCCAGGAGCGTCTTGTACCCACCACGCACGCCCGCCTTGACGAGCGCGGTATTGCGGGCCCTGACCCAGCCTTCAAAGCCCTTGAGCTCCTGTGTATTGTAGACGGCGCGCGTCGCAGCCTCCAGGTCGCGAATAGCATACTTACGTAGAAGGACGGCGTCGCGTGCCTTGTTAAATTGCTTGATTCCTTCCGTGTTTGCCGGCATGATATGAGATAACGAGAAAATATTTTTTGTCAAGCCTCTTTGCCAGGACGGTTCGAGCCTGCTGCCCCCTTTCAGGAGGGGCGCGGCGGCTTGGGCTGGCTGGCGCTACAACCACTCCTGCGGGAGGCCCGCAGCTGGGCAAGGCGCCTCGGTCGCCTCCGTTTCGTTGGTGTGCGTTGGGGAATCGCTTACGTGATGATTCGCGACACGGGTCCTTTCTCGGTGCGTTTGCCCCTTGGGGCGGTCGCCCGCAGGTCGGTCCCTCGGCAGGACGTTTGTTCATTCAGACTCTGGTCGGCCTTGTTTTGAATACGAGCCGGCAGGGGTTTCGGCCCCTCCAGCCCATCGTCCGTTGTGGGCGCGGTCTGCTTGCAGGCGCGTCCGCTTTGGTCTCGTTTAGCAGTCCCACGGCCTTATCCCTTAAGCTTACTGAATGAAAAGTATAGCATACCGTACACGATTTAAAGCACACGCATATCGACAATTCGAAACGATATGACGTTTTGTAAGGATTGTCGTCCGGAGAAGAAACAGGCGAAATATGGCCGTAAAGGTGGGAAACCAACGCATTGCTCGAAACATGGCAAACTGTGTGGATTTGTCAACGTCGCGCATACACGGTGCGACCACGACGAGTGCGACAAATTCCCAGTACACGGCGTCAAGGGCGGCAAACCGACGCATTGCCGTAAACACAAGTCCGACGAAATGATCAATGTCGTGAGTACGCGGTGCAACCGCGACGGGTGCGAGGAATTTGCAGTCTACGGCGTTAAGGGCGGCAAACGGACTCATTGCCGCAAACACAAATCCGACGAAATGATCGATGTCGTGAGTAAGCGGTGCGAACACGACGAGTGCGACGAATTCCCAGTCTACGGCGTCCAGTGGAAACGACCGACGCATTGCCGCGAACACAAGCTCCTGGAAATGATCCACGTCATGAGTCAGCGGTGCAAGCACGACGGATGCCTCACGCGTCCAAGTTTCGGCTTCGTACGAGGGAAAGCGACACATTGCTGCGAACACCAATTGCCGCGTATGGCCGACGTCGCGAATCAGCGGTGCACGGAATGCAAGACGACGGTCACGCACCAAAAGGATAAATTGTGTGCGCCGTGTCGTCAATATCTCGAAATGGGCGCATCTCGTAAACTGATCCGCATCGAGCACCGCATTATCGCGATGCTTTTGCTTCACGGCACCATTCCCAACGATGACCGCACGAAACTCAATAAATCGGTCGGAGCGACGTGTGGCGGCTACAGGCCCGACATCTATATCGATTGCGGGACGTTTATCCTGATTATCGAAATTGACGAGCACCAGCATCGGCCGCGATACATCTCGCGCGTCGATGGAGTCGTCGCGTCTACGGTTGTTGGACCATACACGCCTGAATGCGAGACGGTCCGTATGCTGAGTATCGTTCAGGCCGAGCAGATGCCCGTCTACTTTGTGAGGTACAACCCCGATACGTGCACGATCGACGGCAAGATCATTCAAGTATCTCCGGAAAAGCGGTGCGAGGCATTACGGATACTGATCGATTCCGTGATTGAGAAGGGAACTCCCAAAGCGCTAATGACGATAACGTACATGTATTACGACGGCGCGCTTCTGAGGACCGAGACGCCCACCCTTCCAGCGGGATTCTGATTTGTAATATCAATCAAACATTACACTTGAGAATCGAATCGACGTGAATTTCAACCATTCTGCTGAATGTCGCAGGTCCGCGGCGCTCGAGCGAGACTTTGCGGTTCTTGTTGGAACGAGCGGCGCGGTTGTCTCTGGACGGCACTCGCGAGCGATTCTACGACGTGCGCCATGCCTCGAATCGCCGGATCGTCGTGGCGCTGCGCGATGACGGCGGCCGCGGCAGCGAGCTTGGCATCGAACGCGCGTCGTTTCAGATCGACGAGCGTCGCGACGCCAATCGCGGGATCGACGTCTCTGGACCCTCCAGACGAGATGCGTGCCAGGAGCGCGAGCGGGACGTACCGACGATGCGGCGCGAGCGCGGCGGCGTGCGCGACGAGCGACGTGACGACTTTGGGATCGCACCGCGCGGCCGCGCCGACCGCGACGCTCGAAGATCCGAGAAACAGCGACCCGGCCTCTGGCGCCTCGATGAGGATCGTCGCGATGTCCCGCACAGACGGATCGAGATGTTCCATGATCGCGCGACCCGCGTCGCTGGAAGAAATCGCGCGTGCCAAGTCGCTCCATCGGTCTGTCGGGACGTCTAGCGAAATATCGAGTCGTTCGAGAATATGGGCGCAGACGTCGACGACACTCTCATCGACGGGCCGGAAGAGCGCCGCGAGCATGTGGTGCGGCGAGATGCGGCCCCATACGTGGTCCGGGACGCGGTTTGCGCGGCAATCGTCCCGGAGCGCAGACCATGCGGCCGGGATATTTTGGATCACGGCGCGGTCGACGAGCGAGACTGGGTCGCGCGGCTCGAGTTCGGCTCCGAAGAGCGCGTGGCACACGTCCGAGACGACATCAATTTCTTGAAGCGACGTGGCGTCGACGACGAGACCCGCGTAATCCAAGGTCGCGCGACGCGGAATGCCTTGGCCTCTGGGGTCCAAGAGGAGCCGGAGCGTCCGTTCGAGTTCAGGGTCCATCGCAAAAAAAAACTTAAAGACGACGCGCCACACCGGTTTTAAGTCCATGCTCCTCGACTTTGCGTCCGTGTACCGCGAGGCCATCGCGGCTTCCTCGGAGGCGCGCGATCGTCGAGATGCAGCGCTTCAAGGGAACGACGCCGCGTTCGTCGAGACGGTGAAGCGCGTCCGGACATCCCTGCTCGAAAGTATCTTGAGCGACGCGCCGTCCAAAATTGCCGAGGCCGCTGCTGCGGGCCGATCGACCGCCGACGTCTACCGCTTCAATGGCAACGACTACATCAACGACATTTCCGTCTTGTGGCTCCTCAAGGGGCACCGTCTCGGGACGCCATGCGCGCCGCCTCCGCCCGGGACGCCCGGCCCTCTCCTCCCGGACATCCAGGCTGCCATGGCTCCCTTTGGCGTTCTTCACGATTGGGACGGCGTCACGGGCGGGAACCGGATTGTGGCGCGGTGGGTATGAAAACTTTGCGCACTTTAGTCCACGTCACTTGGCGGAGCGAGACGTACCACAACGCCAAGGTCGCGGCGAATACGATGCGTTTCAGGACGGCGTCGTCGATCACGTAAATTGGCGCGACGATCTTATGGACGAACGATTCGGCGTCGGTATCAAGGCCACGCAGCCGTTTTTCCAGGAGTGTCAATGCACACCCATCGGAGCTCGTCACCCAATGTAACATGAGAAAGGGACATATCACGGCGTGCATGACAACGTGCTCGTCCTTGCGGGAAAAAGGGGCCCAGACCATCCATCCGAGAAACCCAAGGTGCACGACGGCAATCAGCGTGGCCGCGAGACTCGATGGAGATGTCATTTCTACTGGGTCATGCCATTTTTTTTTCTCATGAATCCGTATCATGCCCGCGAAGAAGACCGTCACCCTTGCGACCCCCTGCACGAAGACCGGCCACAAGCGCATCGTGTACATCGACGCCAAGACCCAGAAGACGTCCTACCCGTGCCGCAAGGTCGCCAAGGCCCGCGTCGGCCCCTCGACCAAGTGCCCTTTCACCGGCGAGGAGCGCAAGCTCGTCAAGGTCACGTCCAAGAAGACCGGCAAGGTCTCCGAGGTGTGGCGTTGCGCGCCCAAGTACACCAAGGGCACCCCGACCATCCACACGCCATGCAAGAAGACCACGCAGCACCGCGTCCAGGTCGTCCGCAAGGCCAAGAACGGCTCGTCCAAGACCGTCTTCACGTGCCGCACGCCCCCCATGGGCCGCCCGTGCAAGGCCGGCATGTCCCGCGTCAAGGTCACCCGCACGCTGAAGAACGGCTCGACCAAGCCCTCGTACGTGTGCCGCAAGTCGGCGACCAAGGCCAACCGCCCCTGCCCCAAGCCCGGCCAGGTGCGTCGCCCCGTGATGGTCAGCGGCAAGAAGGTCATGCGTTGCCGCTCCATCCTCAAGCGCGGCGAGAAGACCAACACGTACGCGCCTGTCTACAAGATGTTTGAGACCCGCAAGCCCCGCAAGTCGACCAAGACCAACCGCCCCTGCCCCAAGCCCGGCCAGGTGCGTCGCCCCGTGATGGTCAGCGGCAAGAAGGTCATGCGTTGCCGCGCCATCCTCAAGCGCGGCGAGATGACCAACACGTACAAGCCGATGTACAAGATGTTCGAGACCCGCAAGCCCCGCAAGGCCCGCGTGCCCCTCTACATGAACGCTGCTCCCACGATGACCGATATCGTCAACGCCTCGGACGCGTCCCTCATCCGCGTGCTCACGCCCCCCAAGCCCCGCTCGGCCACCCCCAAGCCCCGCAAGCCCGCCGCCAAGCGCGCCCGCTCGGCCACCCCGGCCACCGGCCCCCGTCGCTCGAAGCGCATTGCATCCCGTTAAATAAAGTTGAATTTGGCAGGACGAATTCTATGGTCGTCTGATTCCGACGCTTGGATTCGAGTCGTCCGTCTCGCGAGGTGCGCATCGACGCGTCGCCGTTTCGCGGCTAGAACGTCCTCTTGATTTCGGTGCGATTCGCAGTACCCACGCAAGACCTTCTTCTTGCACGGAACGCCCATTTTCGTGCGTCCCTTGCACGTTGCCAGCGCCGGGACGGGCGCGCCGCTCGTCACGCGCTCGACGACTTCCTTCTTGAGGTCTGTCAAAAACTCGTACGATATACCGGTTTTTTGACAGACGAGCAGCGCAAACTCTTCGACCGTCCGCTCGACGACATCTCGAGCGGCGTGGTCGGCCCGGACGCCAAAGGCCGCCACGCTCCCTAATAAAGACGTGAAATAATCCATGTTTTTGGTATTACAACGAGTCTTTAAGATCAGAAGGCGCCATACCCGCCGCCATACCCGCCGCCCATCATGCCCATGCCCATGCCCATGCCGGAAAACATCTGGGAATTGAGGAGCCACATGATGAGGACGCTGCCGACAATAATCGCAAACCCGCCGTAGAAGAGGACCTTGTTGAACATGCTACCCTTGCCGGCGGTGGGAGGGTACTTTGAGGCACACAGGCCCGGACCTGCCACCTTCCATGCCGCGCCGCCGCCGGGGTAGCCGGCCGGGACGTTCTGGACGCATTTGGCGTAGTTCGGGTTGGCCTTGCCGCCGCCGCTCTTGAGCGCAGAGATCTTTTCGTCGCAGATACGCTGGGCGCCCCACACCGAAACGCCCGCGCCCGCGAGCGCCATTGCCATGCGCGCAAACGTCAGGGACGCGGAACCTTGCATGCCCATTGCCATAGCGAGATATATCGTGGCGACAGATTTTTTTTTCACGTCCACGCCTGGCAACACATGGGACATTTATTCTCGACGTGTCGAATCGAGGCCGAGACGATGCATGCCTGCTGGCATCTTCGGTGCATCTTTTGGTTGCAGCATGGGACGGTGATCATCCAGCGCGCACACCCGATATCGTGGCATATGGGACAGAAATGCTCGAGCGTTTCGTGTGCCTCGCGCGTGCATTCGCAATAGTAACACATTGTCGCCTCGGCATTCTCAAAGGCGTCCTTGATGAGGTACTCGCCGCATGGACACACGGTCCACGTATCGACGATATTGAGGAACTTGACGGCCGACTTGAGACTCTCGCCGTCCGTCTCGCTGAATGCATAATCCTCGACGACAATACACCCCGACTCATCTTCCATAATATCTATTTCGTTTTGGATGGCCTTGACGATTTCAGGCGACTCGTCCTCGATCACGACGCTCACGTCAAAGGCGACTTCGCCCGGCCCAGCATCGTCCGGATCGTTTCGGATCATGATACGTAGCCCTCCCGACGTCCTATACGCGAGATTATCGTTGGCGTCACGTATACGTTTCAATAATTTGAGGAGGGCCATTGGATCCGTAATGAAACGCGGTTTCGACCCTGGCCCAGGTCCTGCGCCAGACGCCGTTGTGGATGCATCGGTATTGGCCAGGGCCGGGGCTTCGGCCGGGAAAGGGATCCGGACTCGTACTCGTTGGGCCGGGGCTTCGGCCGGGAAAGGGATCCGGACTCGTACTCGTTGGGCCGGGGCTTCGGTAGTGGCCGGGGCCGGGACCGGAGAAGTGGCAGACTCGTCGGGGTTCATGGTGCTTCCATGCTCGGACATTTGCATTGACGCGTGCCATCGACTTTAAATGCCTTGAACCTTGGTCACGATGTCGTCAATTTCGGTGCGGGAGAGGTATGTGAAGTCGGCGTCTGGACGACGTATAAAGGCCTTGACTGTCGGAGGCGCCTGGTTCATGATGACGCGACAACATCCGCCTCCACGCACGTTCTCCCACCCAAACTTGTCCGCATACTCGGCGTATTTATAATGCTCGTCGTCCGGGTGGCAATTCCCCAGAATTTCGACGACGCGGACCACCGGTCCCCATTCCCGGACCCAATTCGAGCTCTCGTGGCTCATGTCGAAATGCTGCTTGAGACGAATATATATATTATCCGATGCGCCGACGTACAACTTGCCGTTTTGGAGGAGGAGCACGTAGACGAAATACCGACCCGTCGCGTGATCTTTTATTCGCGAGTACATCCCCTTGATTGCCGCGGCCAGGACGGCCGCCTCGTACAATAACGCCATATCGATGCCGCGCGACGGCCACTCGGCTCCGGCCATACGCTTGACGCACGCATCTATCTTTAAGTTTATACGCGAATTTAAGATGCGAGCGTCGTCCAATGCATTTAAAAGAATCGTCATCGAAAAAATGCATGCCATGTCGCTCGTCGGCGTCTCGCGAATCGTGCTTGGCGCTGGCCATACACACGGATTCCCGCGCTCCGAAACTCGTGGGCAACGTCGCGTCGACCTTGTGTTGGTTTTGCTGTCACCCGTTCCCAGGCCTCGCGATCCCGCTTCCGGTAGATTACAACGAACGGACGCAGAAATGGAAGGTGACGGGCTCTTTTTGTTCGTGGGGATGCGCCAAAGCTTGGAATTGGGATTCGGGAGGCGGAGGGAATTACCGCAGCGGCATCCGGGGTCAGCTCCTCGCGTTCCTGAAGAAAAAGACGACGGGAACGTTTGGACGCGGTATCGTGCCTGCGCCGCCCCGGTCATGTCTCCAAGTTTTCGGCGGTATGTTGTCGATCGACGAGTTCCGGTCGGTTTCAGCAGACGGTATAATAATCGAGAAGTTGCCGGAGAAAATGGTCCCGCTCCACCAGATCGTGAACGAGCGGCGCGTTGAGGCCAAACGCGTCGAAACGGCGCCTGGACCCAACATGCAAGAGAGCGTCGATTTCGGGGACGCGACGCAGAAGAACGAGACGTTGCGACTCAAACGCCCACGACCGATGCCGTCGTCGAGCGACGTCCTGGCTCGAAGCATGGGGTTGGAAATATTTGTAACTCAAAAAAGTTATTCCATTGCCGAGTAGAAGCGGGGATACACCATGAGCCCTTTGCCGCGACCCGGAGTTGGCGGGCCATAGCCTTGGTGCGTGACGACGGGAGGGAACCGCAGCTTGGAGCGCGCCGCCGCCGCTCGCCGCTTCATTTGGGGCGCGCGGGGCGTGCGGACGGGAGCGTAAATGCCGCGCTTGGCGAGTTCCATCATGACGAGCGCCGTCGCTTGGGCGCGCCGCTCGTTCGTGAGGCGCTGTTTCCGGAGAGCTTGCTGCTTGGCCGCAGCGCGTGTGGTGGTCATATACTTCCCAAAGCGATTTTTTTTTCACAGGTGCGTGCCTTCGCGCGTCGAGATGCCGCCGCGGTAAAAGGACTCGACGCTCTGAGGCTGCGACGGGCCGTAATCTAGCGACCGGGCCTGCGTCGCATACTCGTATTTGTGACGACCCCGGACGGCTGTGATCTCGCCGGGCATAGCGTACTGCCCAAACTGGAATGGGGACCTGCCCTTGAGTTCCATGGAAGGCGTCGCGAGGCCTTTGAGCACTTGGCGGCGGTGGCCGTCCCGGAGCTGCGTCGAGGCAGAGATTTCGCGACGCGTTGCGACGGTGCCGTTGCCGTGCTGGAACATCATGGGCCCGACGAGCTGCGTCGGATTGCGCGATCCGGCGCGGGGGCGCGTGAGGCCTGCGCCGACGCGCAACTCGTCGGTCGAGACGTGGTCGCCGCCTTCGGGAAATGCGCACGTGTAGGGGAACGCATCGCGCCCGGCGCCGTCCTTGGAAGGACACACGCCAATCGGTGCGAAATCGGTGACGTACGAATATGGCTGCCCGGTCAATAGGGCACGGGCATCGCGCGTCGACGTCTCCGACCCGAGAAACTGCATTTGACTCTCGAGAGATATTTTTTTCGCTGCTTGTCGTATGGTTCGAAGAAGCCGATCTCCATCTCAATCTGCATACATGACGTCACGCGCGAGTTCCGTGCGGAGCGGCATCCAGCAACGCGAGGCGGCTCGGATGCAACAGCGGCGGCAAGCGTCGCAAATCCGACAAGCGCTCGAGGCCATGCGGCGGCGCCAGGGGTCTGTGCGGTCCGGATCGGTCACTGGCTCGGCGAGTCGCCCTTCTTTTACTCGGTCCCTTTCGCGGGGCCCCTCTGGCTTTTCGCGGACCCCTTCGGCCTCGGGAAGCTCGGGTCTTCCTGGCTTTTCGTCACCCGTCTCGGGCTCGGGGTACGGATCAGGTCGTCCTTTCATGAGGGCCGCCTCGATCTCGAACGAGTCTCGGCCCGCCGTCAACCTCGCTGGCCGTCCCGTCCCAATGGCCCCACCGTCCAATTCGGGCACAGGGTACACCGGGTCTTCTGAGCCGCGGCGGTCGAGCAGTTACCCGCTGCCGCTTGGCAACCTGCAAAATGGAGGCTACGGGAAGCGCATCGACCGCAAATGGAAACAGGCGGACTTGATGCAGCAGCGGGCCGAATACTATGCCAACTTGGCCCAAGCGTACGCCGCCAAGGCAGAGATCGGCGGCCCATTTGCGTTTATTTATGCGATGAAAGCCAGGCAGTTCGATCGCCGCCATCGACTCGCCGATCGCTTTGCGCGGCAACACGAGGCGCGGCGCATGTTGCTCGAAGGCCGTCTCAAGCGTCATATTTGGCAACAGCAAAAAGGGGCGTTTAAGCAGCAGTGGGGCGCCGGTCGATCTCGCCCGATCTCGAAACTCAGGTTCAAATTGGGCTGGTAATCTGATACTTAAAGACGATGGGTCGTACACATTTGTTATCATGGCGATACTCGACGATCTAAGAAAGCGCGGGTATACCGACGTACGCCCGCTCGAAAAGCTCGTGTATACGGATGGAAAAACGTACGAGTTTCCGCAGGGCATGTACTTTGCGTGCCATGCAGAAACCGATACTGAGTCGACTGTATTCAATTCAGACCTGAAAAAACTCGGGAGAAAGCAGGACGGCATTGTGGGATTGATAATCGAGAATGCCACGTCACACGACCCGTCCGAATGGAGTGTGCGACGCGCGAAATCCAATAGGACGAACGTCTCCAAATTATTTAATACGAAGAAGATCCGCGCCGCGTTACGTGCATCCGATTCTGGGATCCAAATAACGGAATTCTGCGGCATCGTTCCTGCCTTCAAATACGATCCGCCGTCGTCGTTTGTCTCACATTACGAGATCGAAATGAAAGAAATGCGCGATCGGCTCGTTTCGGCGAATAAAATCGAGATCGAGAACCTCAAGGAAGCGTGGTTGGAGATCAAGTACCCGAACGGAGGTCTTGGTGGAAGGAAGAACGAATGGACGGCCGCGCACCATAAGGTAGTGGCCATGTACGACATGCGCAATACGGACGGTGCAATTCGAAAAAGACATTCGAAGAACATCCTCGGAGCGAATACGTCAACGCTGTGTGGTATGGTCGGTGGAAATTTGGTCCACGTCGGTATCCAACGGTATCGTGCCTACATGTGGACATTCATGGAGCACAAGAAACGGCGGCATCAAAATATCGTAGATCACATCGACGGCGATCGTTCGAACAACGCACCATGGAACCTGCGTTGGGTATCGGCGGCCGAAAACCAACTCGTGAGACACACTGCGACGACCGAGTACGTCGTTACGGACATGGTAGCGTTGCATGAGATGCACGGCGCGCCTTTGGACCCCAAGACGTGGCACGGATGGACATTCCATTCAAATATGTGGATCACGCGCCCAGGCAAGAGCAAATTCGTCGCGCGCTCGACGACGGATACGTACCCCACGATATTCGCGAGTCTCGAGAACAAGAATGGCGAGATCAAGAAATACAATATTAAATGCCACCTGATTGTCGCTTTTCTTCACCGCATCCCGACATCCGATCGCGCATCTGACCATTTGGAGTCGTTGAAGAAGTCGCGCGACCATTTCCATACGTTTGAAGGTACAAACTTCGAATACGCCAAAGAACTCAAATCGTGTGCCCTCGTGATAATGCACGACGACAACGATAAATCGAATTATTCCTTCGAAAATCTGACAATAGGGACACCGTCGGAGAATGCTTACGCGCGCCACGCCAACCCCGAGACGACATTGAGGAAACGCGTCGACATTATTGATACGACGACTCGCAAACGCATACGGACGTTCGACTCGCAAATCAAAGCTGCGGAATGGCTCGGGGTTCATAAGCAAACGATTTCGGATGCCGTACGTTTCAATAGGACGCGTGAGATCGGGTCGTACTGTACTACAACACATAAATTGACGGGCGCGACATATTACGTGGTTGACGCATCACAAGAGTGATTTACACGTCTTTTTCTTGACGCAAGACAACACATTCTTACCAAGCGAGTGCCCGCAAAAGGTCGTTTGGATCGCGTCAAAATCCTGGTATGTATAGAAATTGAGCTTTTCAGCAATCTCCAAAAACCACCTAAAATTGCGCCAATAATCTGGCGTATGGCCGTACGTGTTCGTTGCGACATGCGCGATTTCATGAAGCAATACGTACATGGTCGTATTCTCGCTCTCGAGGCCGCCCCGCGGCGCACGCACGCACACGGAAACCGTTTGTTTGCTCATCGTAAAAGCGATATCCCCTTCTTGCTCAGTTTCTGAAAGCGTCCCGGTCCACCTCGCCCGGACGTTGGCGATACGCGCGTCGCCGGGGTACATCGCGTCTGCGGCGTCCAGCAGCTCGTGCATTTTAGCCGTCAAAAGCTCCAAACGGTTGGCGACGAGCTCTTGGCCTGGCCCGCGTTTCACATAATACAATTTCCCGGACGACGACGCGCACCACGTCATTGGCGACCAGAGGAGCATCGCGACGAGAAGAACGACGACAACGAGCGCGGCAATCCACATAACTTTTTGTATACGAGAGATAATAAACCACCATGGCGAATAATACCAACCGGCCGCGGGGGACCGTCCAGCGCGACTTGACGAACGAGACCTTTGCGAAATATTTGGAAGGCTACTCACAAATCGTGCCGCAAGATCTTCTGGAAGCCAAGGGCGGCACGGTTCGGTATGCGATCGATACGCTGGACGGTCGAGGCGGTATATCGAGCACGCAGTTTCGGTTGGGCGGGACGTTGACGTCTGTCGACTCGGGACTCAGGTACATTCGGCTTTTAAACCCGTACGCGACGGCGCCAGGCGCAAACCACCGAGGCGTGAGCTGGAGCGTGCAGCTCAACCCCCCCATTGGCCAGCGTCTTCGGTTATGGTACATGCCTCCCGGATCAAAGGATGAGGTCGTCATGTTTCGCAAATTGCTGCAGCAACTCGAGCGCGGCGAGATCAAAATCACCAAAGTTGGGGAGTGACGAAAAAAAATATCATGCTCGTGTAACGGCAATGCACGACTCGCCCTCGCATCAGTATGTTACACTTTTTCCATCGCTTGGCGGGTGGGCGCGCGAGGAGTATGCGGCGCCAAAGCTGAAGAAGTGCCCGCCAGGCCGCGTCCGCGATCCGCAAACCAAGGCGTGCAACAAGAAGAAGCCAACGTCCAACAAGAAGAAGCCGTGCGGTCCAGGCAAGGCGTGGGACGGCAAGAAATGCAAGACCAAGCCCAAATCGGCGCCCAAGTCCAAGGGGTGTGGTCCAGGCAAGGCGTGGGACGGCAAGAAATGCAAGCCCAAATCGGCTCCCAAGTCCAAGGCATGCCCGGTAGGCAAAGTCTGGGACGGCAAGAAATGCAAAGTCAAATCGGTACCTGCCGCCCCGACGGTCCTCAAAGCTTGCCCGCCTGGCCGCGTGCGCGATCCGAAATCCAAGGCGTGCTGGCCAGCGAAATCCGCTGCTGCTGCAGCTCTCGTTGCCGCAGCCGTTTCCGCGGGGGGCGAGCCATCTCGCTCGATCGCTCCGCCCGCCCAGGCCTCGTCCGAATACGAGTATGAGCCTGAGTACGAGGACGAGCCTGAATACGAGGACGAAGATCAATCGACCGATCCGTGCATTTCCATCAATGCGTTCGTGCGCGCCGTCGACGCCCAGATCGCCTCGAAGATGACGCTCAACATGCAATGCAGCGACCTTCGTGCCATCCTCTCGACCGAAGCCGACAAGTACGCGGACGAGTTCAACGCGTCCTTCATCGAGGAGATCACGTCAACGATTCTCGGGGACGTGACGTGCCGCGGCGATATCGTCGCCAATGTCGCGGCTCTCCGTCGCCTTCTGGCCCGCGTCTCGTGCACGGTATCTGGCGACCTCGTCACCGTCTCGCAGCTTCCCAAGAATCGCGCACCGCCTCTTCCCCAGGGATTCGTCCTTCCTCGTCTCCTGGACTCGACATGGACGCCGACATGGGCGAAATCCAAGGGATGGATCCGCGACCCATATTACGATTGGCTCATGCCCGTCCAGCAAGTCCCGCGCAAGGGCACGGCGCCGTCAATCTCCTCGCCGGCCGAAGACGGGCCGCCACGCGCCAAACCCACCGGTCCGATCCCTGTATCGACGCCTGCGCCCCGCACACCGCCGTCGGTCCCGATCCAGACGGCCGCCCAAGCTGCAGAAGCCGCAGCCGCAGCCGCAGCCGCAGCCGCACCTGCACCGGCGCCGGCACCTGCGCCTGCACCGGCACCCGAAGTTGCACCCGAAGTTGCACCCGCGGGTGGGTCCAAGTCCAAGTGGCTCGTGTGGATCTGCGTGCTCGTCGCATGTCTCCTTGCCGTTGCCGGCGGGTGGTGGTGGTGGTCCCGCCGGGCGTCGGGTGGCAATGGCGCCCGGCCCAGTCTCGATACCGAGTTTGGGACGCAACAGATCGATTCTGCCTTTGACAATATGGGGGGCCAGGAGGGTCTTGGTCCCGACAACTCGAACGAGTGGGCCGATGGCGAGCCGTTTGCGGCCAACGTACCCAGCGCCTCGGAATTCATGAATGACGTGCCAGAACCGTCTGGTATATCCAGGCGGTAGACTCGGTGGGCAAAAACTCCAAAGCCGTCATCAAGTAGACGTCATTGGCCGTTGAATCCACGATGGGATGGATGCGTTTCGTGAGTGGCCACATGGCGCCCATCGAGCGGTGCACTTTGCGGCACGCGTCCAGCGGCGCTTGCATGCGCGTGGCAATGACGTATTTACACGCCATTGCCACGCGCGCTGAATATATCGCATACGAATCGACGAGTCGTCGCATGGGAATCGATGTCATTGCCATGGCGGCGGCCCTGACGTCGCCAGTCACGATATGGAGCCGCACGACTGTCTTGTCGGGATCTCGTTCGGCCGGATCGCATTCGTTGAAGACCACGAGAACGCAATCTGTCATGCGTCCGGCGCGCACACTGCACTTTAAGGCGTTTGCATGTATGTCGACTGGGCGTACTCGGGCATTCCAGTCCCTGTCTCCGCGCCCGCCCCCGCCCCCACGCTTGACCGCCGCGCCGCGGAAATTGCCGCGAAAATCATTTGCGGAATGCCGAGACTCGTGCAGGACGAGACGATACACAGGCAGCACAGCATACAAAAAACGAATTTGAGCCATGCGCCAATATTTTGAATGAATTTCCATACTGGTCCCAAGACGATATTTGAGAATTCTTTCAGACCGCCTCCCGTCTTGTTGACTGCCGTATTGATACCTTTGCCCGTCTTATCTACAGCGGTATTGACCCCCTTGCCCACCTTGTTCGCGGCATCTTTGATCTTGTTCAGAGGATTGAACGGCTCTCGTTCCGTATACGTGCGCGACACGGACTCGAACGTCATGACTCTACGCTCTATTTAAATTGACGCGATAAATTGCCACTTGAGGTCGCCGCAAATGCGTTTCCAAATCGCGTCCATCTGGTAGAGCTTGCTCTGGGCCTTGAGGAGCGCAAAGTATTGGAGCAGCTCATCTTGGCCCAGGAGCTCGCACATCTTATATAGGACGTACCCATAACTCAAAAAGTTCTTGCGTTTCGGCGCGATAATCTTGACCCAATGATCGAATGGCGCTTGGATCTCGTGAAACATGGTCTTGAGTTTCGTCTCGAGCGCGGGGCTGAGCGTCGGCGCCGGCGTACCTTCCAGCGCATTGCAAATGGCGTGCGTATGCTCGTACCATTTGCTGAGTCGCAGCTTCTTGAGGTGTGCCTTGATCCGGACGGGCGTGATATCTGCGCGCGTCGTCGCACGCATCTTCTTGAATTCTGCCCGGACGGCATCGAGAATCTCGTCCGGTATGACGGTCGATTCGCGCGCCTGGAGGGTATTCAACCATTCGCTCTGCGTAGGGAAGGAGATGTGAGTCTTGGATTCATGGAACGCACCGTTGGCCGCACATGACTCACTGCGCCAAAAGAAGGGGGGAGGGTGAGCATGACCGAAAACCGTTTCCGGACCGCTGATAACGTACCGAAATGGTTGACTCGTTTGTAGGCGCAGTGCGACGAGACTTCGCGCGATACTTGCTCGTTGAACGAGAGATTCGTCGAGTTCATTTCCATGTAGGCCTTGGACTCGCCGCATTTGGGACAGACCATCATGGATTGCGCCTGGTCGAATATCGTCGACGAATCGCATGTCGCACAGACCCAATCCGGCTCGTGATGTTTCATTGCCGCTTGTTTCTTGGCTCCGGCGTTGAGTTTCGTGTACATGTACGAATGGTCGCCCTCGACTTCTGCCATATATTTCCTGAACAGCTCGTTCTTTGACGATGTGGCCGTGACGGTGAACCCGTAATTATCAAGGTGCGAGGCGTGTGCCCTGTCTTTTGTCGTATCGGCCGTGTCGACGTCGCGCGTATACTCGTCAATCAGCGGGACGGCCTTGAGCATGTATGCTACAGCGCCTTCCGTATCGCCAGCCGCAACCATCTCCTTGATTCTCGCATCGTACCGCGACTCGAGCGTCCCGCGCGACTTGTCCGTATCGTTTTCCATATCCCGCGTCTTTGGCGGGAAGCTTTAAGCCGCTTAAAGACGAGACGCCACGCATCAGATATGCTCGATCGTCTCGCGCGTTGGTGGTACGGTCCCCCGCCCGCGCGTCGCGTCGCCAAGGTCATTGCGTTCAACGAGGGCGATCCAGTCCATGGATTCCACGAATACCTGAAGTGGGATGCAGACGAATTTCGAGGCGTGGCGTGGCACAGCGCCGTTCGGGCCCTGACGGGTTTCCCCGAATCGCGCCTCGAAATCCGGCTGGTTGAAGGATACAGGAAGCGGCGCGTTGTCGTGTACCCCGGCGAGATCCTCGATACCGATTTCCCTAAATCTCAGCGGCCAATGGTCATGTCCGCCCAACTCGTGCCTCTGCCCGGAAGCGGCGCGACAGGCATGAACGTGACGCGCCGCATCCAGAAATATCTCGGGAACGATCTCAGATCTGTACATGACATGTTTCCATTCGACGATGCTGAGGATAATGCCCAGCGATTCTCGCACGTCCGGATCCTCAATTTGGCCTTGACGGTCGTGGATATGCCTTTACATTGCAGGGGCAAAGAAGGCGTCAGCTTGGAGTGACGGCACGGCCTCGAACTGCTTGACATACAAGATCGTGAGCGTCGCGGCAACGGCAGCTGACGCGAGACCCTTGCCGAGGACCTTTTCGGCTTCGGCATCCTTGATAATCCACTTGACAAATGCCCAGTGGAGGAGCGCGGTGAGGATGGCGGCAATGAGCGCGACGACGGCGGGGCTTTGGAGATCCATTGTGTGGTACAAACTTTTTTTTTCTCGATTTTAAGCGGCGTCACGCAAACTCGTCCTGCGCGAAAAACTCGGGGCGCGGCGATGCGCGGGTCAGTGGTTGCGGCATCTGCGGCGCCGGCGGGGCGTGCTGGACCTGCGAGGGAAGCGACGGCTGTGCGAATTGCGCGATTTGAGGCGACTGCGGCCTTGAGAATTCGTGCTCGGGCGCTGCGGGCATCGTTTGAACAGGCATGCGGACGGGGATTTCCAGCGGTTGCGGCGTGGGGCTGCGCGGCGGCGACTCGTCCTCGGGCGGCGGCGACTCGTCCCGCTGCGGCTGCTGCGATTGCATTTGCGATTGCATTTGCGATTGCATTTGCGATTGCGATTGCGAAGGCTGGTCATTGAACGATGCAGCCATGGGATCGATCCCTTCATCGTCGACGGCGACGTGGAGGTACGCTTTGAGAAGCTGATCGATCGGCACGTGTTGCCGGATAGATTCGTCGACGGCATCGCGCATGAGCGTCGTCCTGGCGCGCCGATCGGCATACGCGAGTTTGGGATCATGGAAAAACTCCTTGGCGACGTGGACGTAGACGCTATGAACGAATGCCGTCGATTGAGGCAAAGAGATGCGGACGTTGCTTTGCTGCGATTGGTTGAGTCGAATTGACCCGAGGACTTTGGTGTAACTCACGCAACATGCGGCAATGAGGTCCTGGAGCTGGGGATTGCGTCGCTCGATCTCGTTGGTCCGATCGTCGATCTGCGACGAGTTCCAATTAGGCACCTGACGGAGCAATTCGCGGAATGCTTTGGTGCTTTTCTTTGACGAGTCGTAAAGACGCGCGATCGTGTTCAGAACATAAGGCGAGAGCAGATCGGCGAGCTGAACAGTGTACTCGTGCTTGGCCTCTACCAGCAGAGGCGACAGGGTCATACGTGTGTCCGCACAAAAAAAATTCATGTTTCAAACGATTACACATGCCGGCATTCGAAGAAAAAAACGAGCGTTCGATTACCAGTTAAGTTTCGCTTTCAAATCGTCCAATTTTTTGCTAATAAGCGCCGACGACCCGAATTGCCTTGGCAATCCGATTTCTTTTTTTGGTCGAGCGCGCACCGCAGGCACCGGCGTCGACGCAGGCGCCTCCCGCGTTCGGGGTCGTTTTGCCGGCTCAGGTTTCCAATCGATCGATAGGATCTCGCCATGTACACGCACGCGAAACCCGGAAATTGTCATTTTCTCCGATGCGTACCGCGCCGCATGCGTGACGTCATACAACGGTCTTCCGGGGACAAATGGTGGAATGCGGAATTCGAGTTGCGTTTGGCCCTGTGCCGCTGCTGCTTTGATGCGGTTCGTGATCTTGCCGTAAATTTCCTTGTATGTCTGATGATTGATCGCGCTCTTATTGACGCGGAGGCGCCTGGCCTCGTCGGCCGTCACCATTTTTCTACCATTCGCCCAGATTCTTTTTACCGAAAAAAAATCCGCTGGTAAATAAGAAATGTATGCCGTCGTGGCGATATGCATTGTCGTCGCGCTGCTTGGCGCCCGCGCGTGGCTGAAATGGCGCGCGAGACGAGCTGCAGAGTATGCAACGTGTCTCTCGGCCGACGAGACGAACGCGATCTTGGCGGACGATCCAGACGGCTTTGTGGCGTCACTGACGAAATGGGACCTCAAGGCCCGGGGCGTGCGATCGCCTGAAGCGTATATGCGCCGCATTTCGAGTGCCGGAAAAGACTTTACGGACGCCGAACGGTTAATGGTATATCGTCTGGCACGCGAGGCCGACGCCAAATTTGCAGGCATCACGGAAATCGATGGACGTGCCGCGGCCGCCTTGAAATGGACGGTCGCCAAAGTATCAGAAAACTACGAGCGGGGTATGGCGCATACGCGTCGCATAAGAACCGACCGCATCGTCATTTTTCTACCGGAGTCGGCGCTTCGAGAATCGCGCGACGACATTCTCGATACGCTCGTTCACGAAAAAGTCCACGTCTACCAAAAGGCCTATCCTATCGAAACTGCGGCGTGGATCCAGGCACGGGGATTTACGCGATGGATGCGTCGCGTCGATCTTGCAGCAACGGGCGTCCGCGTCAGGTCAAATTGCGATCTGGACGAATGGGTGTACGTCACGCCCGACGCGCGTCGTCCGATGTTGATCGAGTACGATACAGAAACGAATGACGAGACGCAGGCGGCAATGGAGCATCCATACGAGCTGATGGCGTACGGGATATCCAAAACGGTATCTAAGACCGGATCATCGCCGTCGATTCGTGCATCAGCTTGACGGCTTTACGAGCCGCTTTTTTCGAGGCGCGCGCATCGCCTCGCGTCGCTGCCTTGGCGGATTTTTTGACGAGACTCTTGTACTTGGAGAACCATTCGGGCGCGTTCGGTTCAGAGAACGACGCCGGCTCCTGAAATTGTTCGGCTTTGGACTTTGGAGGACACGTCGTCCCGCCCCCAGAGCAGCCGCACCCACACGGCGTCCGCCATACGATATAAGCCGCAACGACACCGAGACCGACAAGCGTCAATTGCATGATCAGGGGATACATGGACGGCCGATTTTTTTGCGTATGGGGATTTTGGATACGTGGCGTCAAACGCATCCAAAATTCGTTGTATTTTTTCGTTCCTTCCTTTCTTGAGAAAATTACGCGGTTGGCGTCTCGGGCACCGGAGGCTCGGCGCCGGGCTTGGCGATACGACGGATGCGCGAGTGAAGCTGCTTCGTTGCCGTGAGCTGAGCCTTGAGCTTGGCGATTTCCTCCGTCTGCTTGAGGTTCTTGGACTTGAGCGTGTCAACGTGCTTCTGAATCTTTCCGACAACCGAGTCCATTGGGGATATACGAGACGCACGGAACTTTTTTTCGAAAATCAAACGCGCCAAACCGCGGTGCGACCAACGCGGTTAAAGGAGCCCTCGGCCCCCCTTGCCACTGATCCAGGGAAACGCCATGCCGCCGAAGAAACGCCCGGGCGCTGAAAACGAAGAATTCGATGCGCGGAAGCGCGAGCGTCAGGCTGCCGTCATGGCCACCATGGAAAACATGGACGCGGCGACGACGCGCCGGACGCTCGGCGAGATTTCCGAGCGGTGGCAACTCGATACGATGGGTCACGAGATGACGTATCAGGACTCGATCGAGCTGGCCTTTCGGAATTTCGGCATTGATGTCTCGGGCGATATCAATATGGGCGACATGAACAGTTTCGGTCTTCGGGAGTTGGACGAACGGATCCACGGGCAGGAGATGGAGCTTGTCGCGCTGTACCACAAGCTGCGGGAACATAAGCTGCTTGAGGATCCCGAGACGTTGCGTCGGACGATGGCGTGCTTGGAGCAGGTCTACTACGCCAAACGCACGATCCTCAACGTCTTCCAGAGCAAGCTGGCCGTCCATCACATGCAATCGACGCTCATGCCCGACAACGTCAACCCCTTCAGCCTCGACGAGGAGCTCGACACGCGACTCGGGTCGTGGAGTCTCCGGTTCCGTTGGATTGACGATAACACGCTCCCGACGCAAAAGCTCCTTCTCCACATGCTGGACCGCTCGATGGAGAAACGGTACCGTCGACAGGGCGACTGGTGCTACGAACCGGTTCTCGTCGACGGCCATAGCACGCACGCCTGGCGCCCCGTCATGCAGATCAAGGACTGGATGTACGCCGAGACGCGCAAGGAGACGAATTGGGAGCAGTGGCAATGGTTGACGGCCAGCGGGAACACGCCCCGAACCGTCGTCGAGTACCTGACAAACTGCTGCGACTATTCGTTTCCGGAGCTGAAAAAGGACCGTAATACGTTTGCATTTGCCAACGGCGTCTACCGGTCCCGGACCAACGAATGGTTTCCACACATCAATTCGAAACTTCCGGAGACGATTGCCGCGTGCAAATATTTCGCCCTCGATTTCCCGACCGAGTACATTGACGTCCCTGCCGCCCAGATCCCAACGCCATATCTCGACATGATCATGGACTTTCAGGAGTGGGAGCCGGCCGTCAAGACGTGGATGTACATTCTGCTGGGACGGCTGATGTACGATCTCGGCGACCTGGATTCGTGGCAGGTCATCCCGTTTTACAAGGGAATGGCCTCGAGCGGTACGTCCCGGAACGTTCTGAAACACCTCGACGCGCGAATCTCACTCGTTTATTTTTGCAGGCAAGAGTACGATCGTCCTCAAGGTCGCGAAGCAATTCTACGAAGACATCGATTGCGGGACATTATCGAATAATATCGAGTCCAAGTTCGGCTTGAGTCAATTCCACGATAAATTGCTCTTTGTCGCCCCTGAAATCAAGAGCGACCTCAAGATTGAGCAGGCCGAGTTCCAATCGATCGTTTCCGGGGAAGATATCACGATCAACGTCAAAAACCGCACTGCCTTTAGCAAAGTATGGAAGGTGCCTGGCGCGCTGGCGGGCAACGAGGTGCCGTCATGGTGCGACAACTCGGGCTCCATCGCGCGTCGCATCGTCCTCTTCGACTTTAGCAAATCCGTCACGAATGGAGATATGCGTCTTGCCGATAAGCTGGCTTCCGAGTTGCCATCCATTCTCATGAAGTGCAACCGTCTCTACCTCGACGCCGTGTCCAAATGGTCGACGACCAATATCTGGACGGTGCTTCCCAAATATTTCTTGCACACGCGTGACGAGATGGCGCAGTCGACCAACGTCCTCGAAGCCTTCCTGAGCTCCGAGGACGTGATCGTTCAAGACGGCGCCTTTTGCAGCCTGGACGATTTCAAGAGCGCGCTCAAGGTCTTTGCGACGCAGAACAATTACGCGGTCAAGCGCTTCAGTACGTTGCAGCCGGCCCCGCCCGCGCCGCCGTAGTGCACTATCGCCCCACCACGTCTCACACACCCCCCTTTTTTCTGCAGCATGGGAATTCTTCCGCGGTCCAATGGACAAGCACAGGATCGTCAAGGTGCGCGACGCCCGCGAACACATGGGCAAACGAGTCACGCGAGATTGGCTAAACGGCGTAGACCTGACGGCCCTGCACGTCGAAAACACCTTGGGTTAGCGCGACGAGTCACTGGACCAGCCGCCGGGCGTCCGCATGCCTGTAACGCGTCCAGACGAAACTGACGATGTGGGAACGGGAACCTGGAGGGTACGATTGGCGTTTGGCAGGCCAGCGAGCCAGGCCGCCGACTTCCACGATGCACTGGACGTTGCCGGCGTCGCGGATCGCCTTGACGCTGCCGGCGTCGCGGATCGCCTGGACGCTGCCGGCGTCGCGGATCGCTTGGACGTTGCCGGCGTCGCGGATCGCCTGGACGTTGCCGGCGTCGCGGATCGCTTGGACGTTGCCGGCGTCGCAGATCGCCTTGACGCTGCCGGCGTCGCGGATCGCTTGGACGTTGCCGGCGTCGCAGATCGCCTTGACGCTGCCGGCGTCGCGGATCGCTTGGACGCTGCCGGCGTCGCGGATCGGCTGGAGGCTGCCGGCGTCGCGGATCGGCTGGACGCTGCCGGCGTTGCGGATCGGCTGGACGCTGCCGGCGTCGCGGATCGCTTGGACGCTGCCGGCGTCGCGGATCGCTTGGACGCTGCCGGCGTCGCGGATCGGCTGGACGCTGCCGGCGTCGCGGATCGGCTGGACGCTGCCGGCGTCGCGGATCGCTTGGACGCTGCCGGCGTCGCGGATCGATTGGACGCTGCCGGCGTCGCGGATCGGCTGGAGGCTGCCGGAGTCGCGGATCGGCTGGACGCTGCCGGCGTCGCGGATCGGCTGGACGCTGCCGGAGTTGCAGATCGCTTGGACGCTGCCGGCGTCGCTGCCGGCGTCGCGGATCGCCTGGAGGCTGCCGGCGCCACTTGCCTGGACGCTGCCGGCGTCGCGGATCGCCTGGAGGCTGCCGGCGCCACTTGCCTGGACGCCCGATTCGGTGATGCTTGCCGGGGCCGCTTGCTTGGGCCCGCCGGTCGCCTTCTGGGTCGCTTGCTCGGGACCGACGCGCGCCGGGTCCGCGCGTCGCGACGCAGCAGCTTGCGCCGTTGCGCCTCGGAATTGGCAAGACCTTGCGCGTAGGCATGCGCCCAGACGTTCTTCGTCGACATTTTCTGTTTCGGGTTCTTTGGGCGCTTCTCGACAAAGTTTGGCGCGTCGGGGCGGTAGCCCGCGTACCCCGTGACCACGCCTTTGCGGCCCTTTTTATAGACAAAGTCCCGCTTGACGTTTGTGAACCGGACGCTGCGGCTCGGGTCGTACCTGAACCGGGGCCCGCCCTTCCGCCGCTTATTCTGATGATCGAGCTCCTTGAGCGCCATATCCTCAGTGTAAAAATCGTCCTTCCCAATCTCGGCAATCTCAGCCGCCGACAATTTGTAGACTTTCTTGAAGACATACGTCCGTGGATCGTCTACCAAATCTCCACGAAGCATCTTGTGGAACTTGGTGACGCGATGCACCGGCTCACCCTTGGCACGCCACGCCTTGACATCTTCGCACGCCTTTTTCTTCGTATAGCCGGGGTACATGCTGAGGAACTTGATATCGTTTGGGACGCCGTGCACCTTGGTCAATGCAAAGTGTCTCGGATCCTGGCCCAGCGGCACGCCGCACGTCCCATCACGAGAAGCTCCTTGGCCCATCCTTTGTTACTCGTTGAACGCGAAAATAAAATCACGCGTAGCGGCGGCGCGCGGTCGGCGACCTTTTCTTCCCGACGGGCTTCCATGCAGGCTGGGCACGCGCCTGGAGCGCAATGCGCGCGCTGCGGCGGGCGTTCTGGACCGCGCGGTTCGTTTGGTTTTTCGGTACGCGCGCGTTTGCGGCGTTTGCATTGCGCAAAGCCAGCGCGTTCGATGCGCGGCGCTCGAGGTTTTTGATCGTGCGCATCTGCGCGTCGATGGTCGCCTGGAGCATCGCGCGCGCTGCGTCGTTGCGTTGCGCGGCCGCGTTCGGGCGAGATGCAGAACGTCGCGTGGCCTGCAAATCGGCGATTCGCGCCTCGAGGGCCACGCGCGCCTCCTCCAATGCGCCAAGCTGCGCCGCGTCAATTGCGATACGTCCTTTGAGCGCCTGGATCTCTGCGCGCGCGGCGTCCAAGTTGCGGCGCGCGCCCTGATGCGCAACGTGCATGCCGGCCATTTGCGCATTTGCAAACGCGACTTGGTCGGCGAGGTCTGCCGCGCGCGCGGCCGCGGCGTTATTTTTTACGACCGCCCTGGCCCCGAGACCCATTTTGAGGTACGTGTACCCTCCGACCTTGATGCGCCGCCCGGTTCCGGGGTTGACGACCGTATCGCCCATCACCTCGTGAAGCGCGACGCCGCCGTTGTAGTAGCCGGAGAACCGCAGCGCGCGGCTGTCAGGCATCACGCACTTTTGCGTGCGTGGGTTCCGGACCTTGGGTCGCGGGCAGTTCATGCTGTACTCCAAGAAAATTATCCAAACACCTCGCTTTTGCCAAGCACCGTCCATGCGTTGGCGGCGCGGAGCATTGCGAATGTGACGAGGTTCGTTTTTGACGCGTTTCCTGTCGGCACCGCATTATTCAACCACGAGATTGTCGTTGCGAGACCGTTGATTTGCAGCGCGTTGGCCATGTATGGCGTCGACCCTTGCGTCAGGACGAGCGTCAATGGGGAATTGCGGTCGTTGGTTGTGGGGACGTTGATCACGGAACACGTGAAATTTGCCGAGAGTGCATCATGGTAAAAGACTGACGAGATGGCATAATCATGCTCGACAACGCCATATGCGCCCGTCTTGGCTTGTGTGATTTGCGCGACGCTGCCAAAGGTCGATGCGCCATTCCCGAACGAGATATTACCGACCGCCAGGCTGGACGAATATATGCGGAACGTATCGACATTGGCGCGGATGAGCCTATTGGGGCCCAGCGATGCGATGAGGACGTCTTGTCGGTCCTCTTCTGCCGTGACCGTATGACTGGATCCGAGGTACACGACGTTGGCGAATACTGGCGATTCGCGGATTTGCGTTGACGAGATACTGAGGTTTGCGAGCGTCGTGAAGGCGTTTGAAAAAAACTCTATTGTCTTTCCTGGCGCGTAGAGCGTCTCGCCGACATTACGCAGCTCGATGCTCGTGGCATGCGAGACGGTCGGCACAAAGATGGCGTCGACGATCGAGCCTCCTTCGACGAGGAAATTGATATTAAGCGTCCGAGCCGTGAAATTATGGACGAATCCCAGCGTGAGACGCGGCACGTCCGTCGCCATCACGTCGGCGATCTGGAGCGGCACGGCCTCACCGGTGATGTTTCCGTATAACACGACGGCCGAATGACTGATTTGAGCGACTTGTTTCGTTTCGATTCCGGAGATGCGCGTCGCGAAGAAATCGAGTGCCGTTCCGTCCTTGATGCACGCGATCGAATACTCGTCGAGCCAATCGACGCCAAACGTCATTGACGTCCCGGCAGACCCCGAGAGGCCCCACGTCCCGGAAACCGCCAGCGTCTTGTTGAAATCCCCAATGGTGTAGACCGCACGCGACGTGCCGAGATCAGTGAATTCCAACTTCCCCGACCCGATATTCGCGTTCATTGCGCTGAGCGACCCGAATCCCAGATGGACATGCCCATCACCCAATGTCGGGCCGGAGACGGCGACGTTGATGAGCGACAAATCGGATTTTGAGGCATATGTCACCATGTTCACGGTATTGGCCGTACGTAGAGCCATTTGAGGCGTGACTGATCCTGGAACGTCATTGGTGAATCCGTCAATCGTGACGTACTGGGTCGAAGGATCGAGACGCGCGGCGTACTGAACGATATTCGCCCCCGTCAATACCTCGATCGCGTCATCAGGGTCAAAGTCAAGGTCAAAAACGGCCCAGTGGTCGCGCCCCTCCCCCGTATAATCGGCCGGGTGCGCCGGGTCTGGATCGTACCATGCAGGATCTAATGCCGGGCACTCGAGAATATCAAAGCAGCCGTTGAGTCGCGCGTCTGCTGCGCCGTCAAAAAACACGACCGACCCGACCGCGAGGTCGTGGCCCCGTGATGCGCGCATGTAGACGCGTCGTGGATTTGGAGCATCGACCGCGCCGAATCGATCGATGAATTCCGCGTCGGTATCCGCGAGGAAACGCAGTCCATCGGTGACGCGGTTGAAGAAGACGCGCGCGGGGTAGACGAGACACGTGGTGCCAACAGGGTACTGCGCATCTGCCAACTTCAATTCGGAAACGTCGATCGTGAACGTTGATCCAACGATATCTTTCACTTTCCACGTCCCGTTGAGGTATGGCGTGGTGGAATTGGAAATGTAAATCTCGCCTCCGCATACAATCAATCTGTGATTCAGCCACCTCGAGTAGGCCGACGAATTGTATGGCGCGCCGCCCTCTGGGAAATTCGCGCGCCAATCGGCATACAAATCAGCTTCTGTCTCGGGATCGACGAGACCAGCCTGCGATGAGAATGTCGCGATACCACCCTGGACGGCAATGGACGTCGAATCCAGTGGGAACGGCGAGCCCGGCAAGGTTCGGCACGCTGGAGCCAGAGGATCATCGATATTCCCGGTGATCGTGAACGTGATATATGAAGGCACGTCAGCGTACCCTGGAGGCACAGTCTGCGCGACGAACGAGACGCCGGGCGGGATGGGGGCGTGCCGAACCATGAGATTGAGTTCCGGAACCGAGGCGCCATACGTGGGATTCGTCTGTTCTACCACAAAGTCAAGGTACCCGTAATCGAGTGGTTTCGGGATCGCGAACGCGATGGCCGTGCGCCCGTCAATCTGAAGACGAACAAAGACGGTGTGTGCATTTGTGGATACGAACCGGTGACACACGTACAATTTCGCCGTCCCGAGCGCGATGGTCGTCGCGCCATCGGCCATCGTCGTGAACGTCAGCGTCGATGTCGTCACGCCCGTCACTTCCCATACGCCCGTGACGCCCGGCGTGATGACCGGATCGGCAATGGATCCGAGACTGATGATTGTGCCGACCGCAAGACCGTGTGGCGCCGCGGTGGTCGCCGTCACGATCGTCCCTCCGGCCGCCAGCGACCGCCCGTCCCCGGAAGCCGACGACATGGCGAGGAGCGCGCCGTTGACCGGGACCAGCTCGCCGTCGACGGCGTGCGTCACTGCGCGCAGCCCGACGCTGGGACCCGGCTCGACGTAGAGATCGTACCGGCTCGGATCCTGGTAGGCAAATGCGTCAACATTATGGTTCCACCGGAGCCTGTAGATCCCATTTGGAGGATTTGGCGTCGAGGTGCCTGTTGTGCCGACACGCACGGTCATTGGCCCAGCCTTGGCTTTGGCATTTGTCGTCCACGCTGCCGTCGAATCGTTCGCAAATCCAAAGGAGATGTACCGCTCATATGGCGCCAACGTATCGAGCGTCGGCGCGGTATCGACCTCGAACGCAATGCGCGCGCGGTGTGCAGACCCAATACTCGGCGTTGCTTGCGTCGGCGACGTCAACGTATTGCGCATAAAGTACGAAATATCTTCGGTTCCGACAAGGCCCGTATCGAGCGTGGCATCGACGAGTTGCGCGACGTTGCCGGATGTATAGTATACGTATGCGGCGCCTGCATTCGAAAGCGTCGCTCCTCCCGTAGCATTCGTGTCTTGCTGCGATGCGCCGATCCCGACCACGGCCCCGCTATCTGAAATCGAAACTGCCGTCCTCCCAAACTCGTCTCCGGCCGCCCTGTCCGACGCGACCAATTTGCGCTGCGAGGTCCACGACGCCCCATCGCGAATGAGGAGGTACACCGCGCCTGCGGTCGTCAGCGTCGAGCCGCCAGTGGCGTTCGTTTTGTTGCCATACGCACTCGACAATGCATACCGACCATCCCCGGAAATATCGACCGTCAGTCCGAAGAAATTGTCGATGGCACGGTCTGACGCGACGACTTTGGCTTGCTGCGTCCAGACGCTGCCTCCAGCCTCGCGAACAAATATGTAGACTGCGCCTGCATTTGAGAGCGTCACCCCGCCCGATGCGTTTGTCGCGTTCAATGCGGAGCCGACGATCGCGTAGAGCCCGTTGCCGGAGAGCGAGACGGTAGATCCAAACGCATTGTTCGCCGTCCTGTCGCTCGCGACGATTTTTTGCGTTTGGGTCCATACGCCAGAAGCTTTGGTGAATATATATGCCGCGCCTGCAGAGGCGAGCGACGCGCCGCCCGCCGCGTCGGTGTCTTGATATTGTGCGCCAATCAGCGCGACCGTGCCGTCTGATGAAATGCTGCACGAAATGCCAAACTGGTCTGAGGAACCGCGGACGGTCGGCACGATCTTTTGTGCGAATGTCCACGTCGTCGACGTCCTCGTGAATAAATAGGCCGCCCCGGCATTTCCTACCGTGGCACCTCCGGCCGCATCCGTGTCTTGCCCGTAGGCTCCGGTAATCAAAGTATCTCCAGAACCCGACAAGCCGACGCTCCACCCGAAGAAATCGGACGCGACAGCGACGGGCGCGAGTATTCGCTGTTGCAAAGCCCACGACGATACCGTGCGGACAAAAATGTAGACTGCACCCTCCGAGGCGACAGATCCCGACCTGTTTCGTGCGCCGAGCGCGATATAACTGCCGTCCGCCGAGATCGCGGCCGAAAGTCCCATGTATCCACCTGCCACACCCTGCGTTGGTAGTTTCTGTTGCAATTCCCACGCGTTTCCGCTCTTCACATAGACGTACGCGGCGCCGACGCCGGTACCGGCAGGCGCAATATACGTGCTGACAACGATAAAGTTGCCATCTGCAGATACGGCGATCGATTGGCCAAAATAGTCGCTTGCCTGGCGATCGAATGCCACGACCTTTTGCGACGCGTCCAGCGATCCTACAGTGATGCCCGCCGATACCGTTGTCACCGGCGCAGTGGCGTTCTCGTATGTGAGGCCAATGACGCTCACGGGCAAATTGAATTGAACGTTCTCCCCAACTATCACGCTATTTGTCAAATCAACCTTCCAGTTATTTGTCCGGTTCATGGAACGCGAGCCCACGACGGTATTGAACGATCCTGCAGCATTACTTGCCGTATAGCCTCCCAGTATGGTGTTGTTGTTTCCGCTTAACCTACGTGCCGTTTCGGTTCCCAGGCATGTATTGGTGTCTCCGGAGTCGAAAAACTCCATTGCCCGCGTACCGATTGCAATGCAATTGCTCGCGTTACTAATGGCGTTTCCCGCCAAAAATCCACATAGGACATTTTTCGTACCGGCAGTTAAGAATTGACCCGAACCCACTCCCAGACAGACATTTTCATACCCTGAAACGGCACTAAACCCCGAATTGGAGCCCACATAACAATTATTCGCGCCAATCCGGTTCATGTACCCACTCCGGAAGCCGACACATACGTTATCCGTACCGTTAAACTGCTGGAAAGAGGCATATGCGCCAAGTGCTGTATTCCGACTTCCGGACGTCAACTCTGCACCTGCTTTGTAGCCCACCACACAATTATTGTTTGCGCGCTTCATCTTTTGACCGGCATAGGGGCCGATACATACCGACGAGTCGACGCGCTCTGCAAACTCTCCGGCCCTGTACCCAATGAATATTCCTTCTCGGATCGACTTGCCCACGCGTCCCGCCCGCGTTCCCACCAGTACCGTCGCGTCTGCCGTCGCGTTGGCGCCGCTAAAGGCCCCAATGTAGGTATTGTTGCCCCCGGCAAGGGGTCGCGACGCGCCCGACGAGAGGCCGATATACGCGTTGTTCTTGCCGTCCAAGAGCGAGATGTGCGCGAGCTGGTTGGCGCCGCCGTCCAGTTTCCCGGAAAGCAGCTGCCGCGTCACCGGCTCGTTCATTCATAATCGCAGAGAAATGTTTTCGGGTATTTTTTCTCGCTCTACGGTATCGCTCGCTGGATGGATATCTACGCCGCACTCTTTTGGATCGGGTTTATTCTTTCGCTCATCTTACACGCGAACGACACGCATCACGCAATGTACGCGCTCGCGGCGACGACATGTATGTTCGTGGGATCCAAGATCGGCCGGGAGTTTTTGGGGATTCGGTAAGGTCATGCAAGCATCCGCACGGCATCACGCACGAGATCCAGTCCCCACGACGCGATATGTGGTGCAGTCTTCTCGAACAGCAGCCCTGGATCCGTGAGTTCTATCTCGACTTCATAGGTCTCTTCGGCATCTATATCGACGTTCGATACAACGCGCGTGAGATCAAAGGCCCAGTTTGCCAGCGCATACCGCCGCCTCGTCTTGCGCCGCGTATAGCGCGCGACAACGTCGTGATCAGGGACGATCTTCTCGATCGCGAGGCTCGTCCGGATCGTATACGGACACTCGTCCAGAGTCGAATCGAGCTGAAAGACTTTGCTTTTGGTCATGCAGTAGGGGGGCGGCACATCGGAGACGACGCCGTCGATTGCTACATGGGTAGTCGTCACATGCTTGGCCGTCCCGATCCGGTCGATGGTCTCGATATCCGTGACAGTTCCAAAAGCTTTTGAGGCATCGAGCTTGGCCATAAGACGGAGAAATTGCTCTTTTCCGACATTTGGACTGAAGTGCCCTCCTGGCAAGCTATGGCCCAGCCGGAACTCGAGCTCGAGACCCGCGTGGCCGTGCACGTGCGCCGCCTGCCACAGCGCCGCGGCGATATCGTTGACGCTCATCGCGCCTCGCACGTTCGCGAGCCTTTAACTCGTTTTCCGGAAGGCGAACGACGCGAAGAGACGGCTCGCATCGTGGCCTGGGTAATTTCGAGGTGGATCAAAGTGCGCGATCTCAACAAGATCCAGCCCGTACTCGCCCGCATACTCGACGAACACGTCCATGTCGACCAGGTACTCGACTGATCCGACCGTTCCCTTGTCGTCGGCCGTCACGGTATCTGCGAGAGCGAAAGCGTACGACCTCCCAAACGGTTCAGACGAGGACCACCCTTCGAGCGGCGTGATCTTCAGGTACTCGTTTGAGATGGCTTTCTTGACCTTGGCGCCATCCGGGACGCACCCAAAAAAGTATCCATCTTTTTTCAAGTTGATCGATACAGTTTGAAGAAAGGACCGGAGCGTCGCCTGCGTCTCGAAAAAGTAGTGACTGCAAAACATGGCCGAGACGGCGTCGTGCGGCATGGCGCTGTGCCACGCGACGTCGCCGAGCGCCGCGACCTCGAACGCGCACCACGTCGTCCTGTTGCGCAGTGCGTTGTATCGCCGCGCCGCCTCGTCGAGTTCTGCTTGTGAAAGATCGAGGCCCCGGACGAATCCGATACCGGCATCGTTCCATTTGGCGATATCTCCACCGCGGCCGCACCCCAGGTCCAGGAGCGTTGGGACGCCGCGCGCGTACCGCATGATCAAATCGCGCTTCTGGGCATTGTGGAACTTTTTGAGCTCGTAGAGCGGCCCGTTCGCCCTCTGTCTCTGCGAGATTGACGTCGCGTGCTTGTCATAATGCGTCTGCACGCTATGCGACGCCATCCGCAGCACGTGGTCGTCCCTCTTTAAAATCTTTGCTTCAAGTATGTCGTCGTCGTCGCGCAGCTCTACAAACTCGTACGCACCGCACCGCGTTCCTCGACGACCGGCAAATTCGCACCGGATCCGCATCGAGTTTTTCGGAACGGGTCGCGATGGCGCGCCGCACTTGCTCTATACGAGCTCGCCCCTGAACATGCCGCCCAACAGCCCGATACGCACGCCTCTCGTCGATGCGTATATCGAACGCCGCGTCCATCGCCTCGTATTGGATCTCGACGGGCCACTCGAAGGCGAGTTTGACGTGATATACAAAACGCCTACCGGCTACATTCCCGTCACATTTCGCAGCACGCCGCACTCGATCGGTGCCGACCCCGAAGATACGATCCGAGTCGTCCTTTTGAATTTCATGTGACGTGTCACCGCCCGACATCCGATCATTTTTTTTTCTTCATTTTTTCATTTTTTTTTTCGAAAAAATGGAAACCCCGTACAATGACATCTACACGATGACGACGTTCCGCACGATGCGACGCCATCACATCAACGCCTGTGCTCGACGCGACGACGATCCACAGGCGCTGGGCGCTCGCCTCGCCCGATTTCTCTTGTCGCCATACTCGCTCGACGCCACGCTGCAGTTTCTGCTGACGTTTGTTGGCGCATCTCGGAATCGGTACGCCTACGATAAAGTATATATCGACACCCCATACCGTCGTCGCTGCTATGTCGTCGACCTCGCGGCACAGACCGTCGTCATATACGGCCCCGAGTATCGTCGCACGGGGAAATGCTGGTCGTACGATACAGCGACGTTCAACTACGCGCAATTTGCAGCGTTCTTTGGGGTTGCAGTGGATGTTCCACGCAGCCCCGTACCGCACGCATCGGCCATAGCGTGTCGTCGCATTCTAGATGACCCCATGCCGTTCCAACGCGTCTTTGAGCCGACGACAAAGTATCGTCGCGTCGACGTTGCAGGGTGCGTCACGTTCAGGACGACAAACGGCTCGCTTTTCGACGCCTACTCGTGGCGCAACGGCGGCCGCAGACGATTTGGCGTGCACGTCGCCAAGCTCCTCGTAGGGCCACAGACGCTGGAAGCCGCAATGCAGTTTGTGGCAGAAACGATGCCCCAGTACGAGGTCGCGTGGTCGAAAGGCAAACGCACGGAAATCGTTCCCGATCGGCACTGTTGCTACCTCGTCGACCTCGCGGCCAAGACGGTCGTCGTCACGCCCGAATTTCAAGAAGGCGACGAGACGCTGACTTTGACGATCGAGGAGTTTGCGACGTGGACGGACTGAAAATGCCACGTGTAAATTTTCTTCCCGGCCGTCAGAAATCTTGGAATCCCCGACGCCCGGGCCAGAACCAATTTTCCGTCAAATTTACGGAAAACTCAAAAGGCCGCGGGGTCAGCTTCCAAAAATGACGTACGTGATGCTCGTTGTGGCGACCACGCCGACCGAGAACGAGGGTGCTTCGTTTTACACCAAGTATGGGCGCAGCGACAAGTTCACATCTGAGATGGTCCAGTTTCTGAAAGAGAACAAGCACCACGAGTTCTGGGACATGTCGGAGGCCGCACGCGGATTCCTGGCAGGCGAATACACGAAGGACATGGAGAACCCGGACAGCGACGAGTACAGGCGCGGCCTCGCCCTCGGTCGCGAATTCTGGGTCGAGGAGATTTACGATATTCCCCGTTTTCCTCCTATGCCCGTTATCGAGACGTGGGGTCTTATCATTAACAACGATGTGTAACAATGCCACGTGTCACGCTTCCCCCCCCCCCCGGAAATCGGGAATCCCCGACGCCCGGGCCAGAACCATTTTCCGTATAAGGCGTATTATTTTCTGGCATCACTGCATGCCTCAACCCCTGAGCAACCGGCCCGACCCGATTTCCAAGGAGCGGTTCCCGATTGCGCGCGGCGTCCAGCTCGGGTCCGAGCTTTACAACGCGCGCATCCTCGCGCGGATGATGGCCCGAGGCGGTCCGTGGTCGAGGCTCGTCCCGCATACGCGCGATCCGATGACGCCAGAACAGATCGCGCTGATCGCGCGACTCGCCCGCCTCGACCGCGTCAGACGCTCGGCAGTCCAAAAACTTACCATATTGAACGCGAGTGGTGTGCCTGGGAGAAAGACGACGACGGTCGATATCACCACGCGCCCCATTGATTCGATTCGCGACTTGTACGAACACGTCGCCCGCATCCGCCGCATCCGCAACGTTGGACCGTTCAGGTTGACGATGCGCGGTCGCGTTCTCGGCCAAGGCCCCCTGCCCCTGGACTCTCTGCTCATCGAAGCACTCGAGGGTCATTTTACCGTATACATGGTACATGCCCCGGGACCCGGCTGGTTCTACGATCCAAAGACCCGCACTGGCCGACTCGCCGTGCCGACCCCCCAGCAACGGGCGCGCTTTTTCCGTGCCGAGCGGGCGCGCGCCGGCGCCTCAGGCCGGTAATTTATCATTAACAATGCCACGTGTCACGCTTTCTCGTCAGAAAAAGAGCTTCGCGATGTCCTACTTGCGGGGTTTTGGCATACGACTCGAAAGAACGACTTTAAAGACGCGACCGCATTCGTCGTCCCGGACAATTGGGTGATCAAACGCGTCATTGTCGTCAACACGTGGGTATCACAGCGGTCGTAATTAACGTGTAACGCTTTCCTCGGAAACCACGGAATTTCCGACGGCCGGCCAGAACAAATTTTCCGTCAAAAGGTCGCGTGGCGGTCAGCTTCCGGCCAGCTTCACATGGCGGAAATTCAGACCAAGGTCTCTGAGCCCGAGTCCGGTACCTTGGGCGGTTTTATGATTCTGGTCGTGGCGATTACGATTCTATATTTCCTTGTGTATTGGATCGGCTCGTTGTTCTTGGAATATGCATGCACATAAAATGAAACTACTATTCAAAGTCCAGCTTCGACCACCAGCTCTTGACCGGGTCCGAGTATGCGAGACAAAACATCTCGCCTATCACCGCGCCCTCCAAGCGCGGGGCATCCGTTCCCACCTCGGTCCAGATCGGCGGGAAACCGTGTGTGCGCCACACCTCGTCGAGATCCTCTGTGGCTTCGCGCAGCGCGGCGCGCATCGCCGGCGTCAGTCGCCCGCGCGGCGCCAGGCGGTAATAAAAGCGCGCAGCCGTCGAGTCGTAGAGAACGACCGCGACGACCTCGGTCATATCCAATATTGGACGGGAGCGTCTTTAAATCACAGGCATTGATTGATGCGCGCCTGGATCATCGCGGCCTTGCGGCTCGATAAGAGGTAGGCATCCTGGAAACCATGATCTTCCAGCAAGTGCAAGAGAACTCTGACGAACGCCTTCATCTTCGGAACGACCATCTCATCCCACAACTCGCGGTCGCGACGCACCGGAACGATATTGATTTGCGAATCGTTGAGCGTGGTGAGACACTCGACAATGGCGCCGCGTGGCACGTCCAACAGAAAAAGGTACGATTGCAGCTGAACGATTTCGTAAAATGGGACCTTGTAGAACAAGCGCCTTATACGGTTCTTGATTTCGATGACGAGCCTGTCATCTGTAATCGCGTCAATCTTGCCTCCAACCCACAGTTGCGTCCCATCGACGTCGCCGATCTGCACGCGGTAAAATGTATCGTCCAGACGGGCGTTAATACCGAGCGTTTCACGCACCTTGACGAGCGCGTGGTGCTCGGACGCCGTCCCGTAATTGGTGTACAAATTACGCTTGACAGTCGCGTCAATCATACGCTTGTCGTCCGGCAACAGATCCATCCGGGCGATGACTCGCGCTGCCGCATCATACTTGATCGCCACATCTTGTGAATTGGCGCATGCCAGCGTCGAGGCGTCGACGATGTGTCGCACCGTGTCGTCCTTTTCGATCAGGTCTTGAACTCTGAGGAGCTCGGTCGTCGATCCCGTGCGTCGGAGCGCGTCCAAATAACTGCCTGGGGCCATTCGTTCCCACATCGTCTCCATCGCTTCCGCGGGCTTTTTGTGTCGATTGCATCCTATGCACGCCGCGATTTGCGAGGCGTAGAGAATCACCGACGTCGGTTTATTTTGCATGGGTACGTCTATCGTCACATAGAATCTTTAAGTTTCGTTCATGCATTGAAGAGCACGTCTCCCACGGCGGCAGAAACGGCCGTCAGCCCTGCCCGGATCGCCTTGAGTTCTGCAGCCAGCGCCGCGCGCTCCGGCTCGATTTCCATGATTCGGGCGTGCGCCAGGCCGATTTGCGTTTCGATGCGTTCGTCGACGAGAGCGCACAGTGCCGCGCGTTCTGGCACGTCGTTTGGCGAGACCTTGGAGATCACAGCGGCAAGATCTTCGCGGACCGCCTCCCACTCCGCCCTGAGCGTCCGCGCATCGTGGCCAGCATCGAGAATCGAACGCAATTCACGCATTCGAGACGTCGCGTTCCAGTAGGCATCGACGAGATCCAGCGCTGCGTGTGCGCGCAGATCGATCGTGACGTCGCTCGTGCGCGAATCGTCAGTCTCCGTCTCTGAGACGTGGCCTTGCGCTGGCCGGGCGCGGAAGTGGTGTGCCATTTTTTTGTTTGGGATGGGATTTGAGCAAAATGCCTTTAAGTTACTTTTTTTCTCGTGTCTGAGTATCATGCCTCAACCCCGGTCGACGTCTGATCTGCACCGCGCAGCGACGTCCAGCCTCGTGCGTGACATCATGTCGCCGACGACCACGATGGCGTCACGTACCGGCCCCATGCGCCCATGGGCATCCCCTTCATGGCTTCAGGCACCTCCTCGGCCCCGCTCGAGCCCGTGGATGACGCCTCACATGAGCCCTACCCATGGCTTGCGTTCCCATCCCCTTGGCGGGCGCCAGTCGTCCATCGCCATGTCGCTCGGCCCGTCGCGCCGCCCCGCGAGCCAGGTCAACAGCATCGGCGCACGCGTCGCTGCACGCGCGCTCAAGCGCCGTCTCCTCGCCGACCTCCAGAAACTCAAGGTCAAGAAGACGCGCTGAGAATTTAATCCAGTCAGAAGAAAGAATGGACGCGTGGCTCGGTCGACGGAAAACCAAGAACGAGTACAAGAGCATCGCGACGCGTTTGAGTTTATGGGGCCAATCGCGCGGCGTGCCAGGCGCCAGCCCCGCATGGGCGACGCGCCTCGCGCACCGCATCGCCTCGTCGTCAAACCCAAAGCTGACGGAACGCTTTATCCGGACCTACAAGATCGATTACGCGAAAGCGACCAAATGTTCTTCGAAAAACACCGCTGGAGAATGCGCGGCCAAGTACGGGTCGCTCAACGAGTTTTTCACGCGGCACATCAAAGGTATCGTGATCGAGGCAGGGGATATCGTCAGTCCGGCAACGTGCAAGGCCGTCGTCTACGATACGTTTGATTCCTCGCGCGTCTGGGTCAAAGGCCTTTTGTGGTCGGCGCCTCGTCTCTTGAGAATGAACGCCACATTCCAGGACCATGCCGTCGGGATCTTTCGACTCCGGCCGGCCGATTACCACCGGTTTCACATCCCGAGCGGAGGCCGCATCTCGTCGATCCGACACATTCAGGGATCGTACCTCTCCGTCGATCCCATTGTCGTCGGCCGAACGAATGTCCTGACCGAAAACAACCGCGTTGTCGTAACGATCAAATCTCCGTTGTACGGTACGTATTACGTGATTGCCGTGGGCGCTGCAGGCGTCGGGCGCGTCGTCATCGAGCGGACCGTCAACGAAACGGTCAGGGCCGGCGAGCCTCTTGGCGCCTTTGAATTTGGAGGAAGCACCGTCGTCATCCTCATCCCCAACAAGAATGGCGCGGCAGTGTGGGACTCTGCGTTAGTGGCAGCGGCCGCGCGCGGGACCGAAGTCAAGGTCGACGTCGGAACGCGGATGAGCGTCCGGTAAATAATATATTGCAATAGCATATGCGTTCGACTCAAATCTACATTGTGATTGCACTTGCACTGTACGTTACCATGCGCGCCAAAGAGTCGTACGCGCCACTTCATCGCCCGTGGAGCGGACGCCGAGGCGTAACGGTCTACGAAGACGAGAATTTTGGCGGCAGGTCAGGGACGTTCAATTCTGGATCGTACTCTACCGTGAAGACCGCGAAAGGAGAATTCATGAACAAAAGCATTACGAGCATGACGGTCTCCCCGGGGTACATGGTTTTATTTTACGAAGATGACAAATTCAAGGGAAACCGCGGAAAGTTATCGACCGGCAAATACCCCAACCTCGGCGACCAATGGAACAACCGCATCTCGAGTCTCAGGGTCAAGAGGGACATTGCTGTTGCGGGGCGGCGCAAGGAGCTGGACACGCCGGGAATCCAACGTATATAACATCCATGTGTCTATTTGAATGCATTTCGGGAACCCTTCGATTCCCGAAATGTTTTCGTTTCTTTAATCGCAATCAGTATCCGCCGCTGTAGTACGTCCGTCCAAACTCATCCTGCAACGGTCTTGGCGCGTACGTCCTTGGGCCCCCACCGTCGGGAACGATGGTCATTTGACTCGTGTCTGTCACAGCCGTTTTCATCAGCTCGGCGTTCATGGGGCTATCTTTCCACAATCCACTTCCATCGTACGGTGCATCCCATGCCAAAGGGTTGCCGTCCCATGGCGCCTCGGCACCGTTGACAAAACGCTTGATGGTGCCGTCGACGACCGTGAACGTCGCGCCATTCTCGGTCTTGCTCCCTCCAAAGAACGAGTTGAGCGCCCGGACGCGATCAGACTCGACGAACGCCTTGGTCTGTGTCTGGTACGCCGATCCAGGCACCAAGTTCTCGTCCCACGACTTGGTAGTGTCCAGGCGCGGCAGCCCCCCCTGGTTACTCGGGGCATATGGCGCGGGCAACGGTGCAGCGAGCGCGGCAATCGCGGCGGGAAGCTGCTGCGCCTCTTGCGCCCGAATTGGAGCGTACTTTGTATTGTACGATGCCCACGACATTGGTTTGGCTACCTTGGGCTGTTTCTTCTTGGGTTTCTTGGGCTGTTTCTTGTTCTTCCACGACCACCACTTCTTGTTCGTGGACTTTTTCTGGGGCTTCTGGGGCTTCTGGGGCTTCTGGGGCTTCTTGTTTTTGGGCTTCTTGGGCTTCTTCTTGTAGGATTCCACGTCCAGCGTATTCCACAGGACCGCCGCGAGAGCCAACGCCAGCGCCGCCTTGAGAATCGTCGCGCGTTTCATGTAGTGTTACCGCCACAAAAAAAAATGACAATACAAAGTCAGCACATCATCGTCTTGCACAGCTGACAAAAGGCCTTGGTGCGGGCGCCGACGGCCGCACCCGCCATGCCGCGCAGAAGACTGATGGGGTGCGACTTGACGACGATATCGACGAGGACGCTGTCGATGCGGACGCTGGGATCGCGCCGAACGAAACGCGCAATGTCCCCTGCATGCATCTTGGCAATTGCCGCAAGATCGTCCTTGGTGATCGAGAGACCCATCTTGCCGAGAACGCGATCGACGGCTCCGTGCGCATACTGTGCGAACTGGACGGCAAAGTACGCGGCAGCCGCCATGGCGTGGCGCGAGATGACGTTCGGGAGGAGCCGCATTCCTGCGAATTGACGGAGATTGGAATCGAACGCTTTCCTGATCGCGAATGTAACGTTGGTATTGCGGAGCGCCAGGAGCCCGTTGAGCGCCCCGAGCGTCTTGCGGAGAATGACGGCAAGATATTGTCCTTGGTTGGACGTATTTTGGCCGCGGTTTGCGTTCTGGCTCGCGCAATCTGACGCTTTGCAGATCGCACATGTCGTGCTTGGGCCTGACGAGACGTATGGCACATTGACGTAATCACGGAGAATCGACCCGACAATGCGGTCGGCGATACGCGTGAGCTCTGCCGGGTCAATACGCATCAGAATGTCCCGGACGAGCGGGCCGAGCTGCACGTCTTTGCCGCGCGCAATACCCTGCAGAATACTGCGACTGGAACGCGCGACGGCGCTCCACGCTGACGGCGTCAATTTTGCTCCATAGCGTCCCAGCAGATCTGCTAACGTATCCATCACGCGCGGAAGAATCGCGTATTCGCGCACGAGACCGCGAACGATTGGTACTTTGAAGATAGCCGGGCCTGCGCGTCCGACTTTTTGCCTGGCCATGTATGTGACGACGCGCGACAAGCTCATATTTGACAGTTTCATCAACCCGTCCAGCGACCCAACGAGAACCGTGATATGCGAGACGATTGCGCGACTCGATTGCGTCGATGGCGGTGACGAGAGGATGCCCGTCGTCCTGTTCCTCAAAATACGAGCAAGACGTGCCGTCCTGCCGAGACGAGGTGGCGTTTCGAGAGCCTGGAAGCGTCGATTAGCAAAGATTTTCTTCGGTTTGACGACCTTTTGCCTTCCGTAGAGCGCGGGGGAAACGCGTGCTAAACGCATTGCGCGGTTGAGTTCGGGGCGTCTCGTGGGGTCGCGCATGACGTGCCGTGCGTACATTCTGGCCTGGAGCGCTGCGTTCTGCGTATCGAAACCAAACTTCCGAACTAAGAGACGGTGCTTGGGATCGAGGTGCGCCCAGGGATCCTTGTAGCCCCTGGACGTCGCGCGGATCATTAGTATTATAAACGATTTTTTATTTTGATCGAGGGGTACGTTCCAGGCTGGGCATTGGACTCATTAACGCCATACCCCCGGACGGTACTTAAAGAGTTGGATTGCGTAAATTTTACATTATGGCACTGTGCAAATTGAAAGAGCTCGGGTATATCGACGTGCGCCCACTGGAAAAACTCGTGTATACAGATGGAAAAACGTACGAGTTTCCGCAGGGCATGTACTTTGCGTGCCATACAGAAACCGATACTGAATCGACCATATTCAACTCGAAGCTGAAAAAACTCGGGTATCAGAGCAACGACGGTGTGAGTTTAATAATCAAGGATGCCTTATCGCACGATCCGACTGAATGGAGCGCGCGACGCGAGAAATCCGAGAGGACGAACTTGTACCAAGTATTCAACACGAAAAAGATCCGCGCCGCGTTAATTGCTTGTGATGCCGGTGTCCAAATTACGGAATTCTGCGGTATCGTTCCCGTTTTCAAAAACGCCCCACCGTGTTCATACGTCACGCACTACGAGATCGAAATGAAGGAAATGCGCGATCGTCTCATTTCAGCCAATAAAATCGAGATTGATAATCTCCCGGAAGTATGGCTGAAAATCAAGTATTCGAACGGTGGTCGTCGCGGAAGGAAGAATCAGTGGACGGCCGCGCATCACAAGGTAGTGGCCATGTACGAGATGCGCAATAAGGACGGCGCGATTCGACACAAAAGAACGAAGAATATTATCGGAGCGAATACGTCGACGCTGGGTGGCATGATCTGTGGAAAGAGGGTCATGGTTCGTATTCAACGGCATCGGGCCTACATGCACACATTCAAGGAGCACACGAGACGTCATGATCAGGACTGCGTAGACCACATCGACGGCGACCATACGAACAACGCGCCATGGAACCTGCGGTGGGTATCGGTGGCCGAGAATCATCTTGCGAAACATACCGCGATGACCGGGCGCGTCGTTCCGGATATGGAAGTGCTGCACGAGACGCACGGCACGCCTTCGGATCCCAAGGGGTGGAAAGGATGGACATTCCATTCCAATATGTGGATCAAGCGCCCAGACAAGAGCAAATTCGTTGCGCGCTCGACGAAGGGTACGTACCCCGTGATCGGAGCGACGCTCAAGAACGAGAATGGCGAGATCGAGAAACATAATATTCAATGCCACTTGATCGTCGCGTACCTCCATCGTATCCCGACGTCCGATCGCGCATCTACCCATTTGGAGTCGTTGGGGAAATCGTGCGACCATTTTTTGACGTTCAAAGGCACAAACTTCGAATACGCTCAAGAACTCAGATCGTGCAACCTCGTCATAATGCACGGTGACAACGATAAATCGAATTATTCCTTCGAAAATCTGACGATTGGCACGCGGTCAGAGAACGGAGAAGCGTGCCAAGATAATCCAGAGACGACGGGCCGGAAACGAGTTGATATTCTCGATGCGACGACTCATAAACGCATACGGACGTTCGATTCGCGTAAAGAAGCTGCGGAATGGCTTGGACACCCTTGGCAATCGATCTCGACTGCCGTCCATTTCAACAGGACACGCGAGATCTGGTCCTACCGCGTCACGAAACACAGATCGACGGGCGCGAAATATTACGTGGTCGACGCCGTGTAAACGTCGCTATTTTGCCTCTGGAGAGGAGGCATTTCTTATCACATAAGACGATTTTTATTTTTGATCGAGGCTTAAAAGACCATTCTGCGTTCATCCCCAAAATCCCTCAAAGATGAGCACCTCCGCCTGGATTAGGAAATGGATGCCAAAAGATACGCGGGCGACGGCAACGCATCTTCTCCTGAATGGAGGCAAACTCGTCGTTCTCGACGCACAAAATGGCCTTTTTCTGAACGAGTATGCAAATGCCGTCGCGCGCGGCGAAAAGCTCTTTGTCGTCGAGACGCGAACGCCAGTCTTTCGTCTCTTTGTCGATTTTGATTTCAAGCCGCCTCCATCGTCCGACGTGATTGACGCGGCGCTCCAATCGGCATCTCGCGTTGCCGGCTACTACTTTGACGCCACGTCCGAAGCCGTCGTTCTCCGGAAAGACCAGGACGCTATCGAAAAGGTTGGCGTCCACGTGGTCTGGGATTCCATTTACGTTACCACAGTGCTCGCCAATACGTTCAGGTCGCATCTCGTGTCCAAGCTCACGGCCGCGTGTCCCGACGTCGACTGGAACGAGGTGGTCGATGCTTCCGTGTACGCCGGAAGCGGTCTCCGCATGCCCTGGTCATCCAAAACCGACGCGTCGGGCGTCTATGCACCAACGGCAACGTGTTCGCCGGAGGGAACTCTTGATGCTATCCCCGAAATCAAGACGGCCGCACAAATCAGGACGTGGATTCGACGCACGACAATCCGAGCGCCCGATGAGCAGCCGACACGAAGCTGCGTCGTCACGTCGGACGACGCAGCTCCCGAGAGCCAAGACGTCCATGCCGGGCCACGCGAGAATTTGACGCAGCACACGGATCTGTTGGCCCGCATTCACGCGACGTTGCCTCCGGCGTTTGCGGGGCAAAAGTTTACGGGAATGCACCGTTTCGGCGATTTCTGCGTCGTGCTCCGGTCGTCATCGAAAGTATGTGGCAATCGAGGTTTTACGGAACACACGAAAAACACGGTCTACTTTGTCGTCCTCAAGAAAGGGTACGCATACCAGCGCTGTTATTGCAGAAAGGATGTCGTACGCGAGGGCGGCGTCACGTGCACGGACTACACGAGCGACCCATGGGCCGTGCCTCCCGATATTGTCGAGTCCTTGTGGCCGACACCCAAGCCCGCAATGGTCTCGATGATGGATCTCCTGTCAAGGACGCGCCCGAAATTGAAAAAGCGGCACACGAAACGGGTTTAAAGAGAGCGTTGCAACGTGTAAGGTACATCCATCACCATGGCAACTCCCGAAACCCCCCCGCCCCTCGTGGATCCCAAGGCCGACTACCTCGACGAGGATACGATCGTCCCCAACGGCCAGCGTTTCGCGCTCGTCAGCTTCGTCGGGCCCGAGCAGCGCCAGAAGAATGACAAGTTTGGCATGAAGGTCCGAGGCTGTTTCGGGACGCGCGACGAGGCGGCCGCTCACGTCCGGAAGCTCCAGGCTTTTGACGGGTCCGTCGATATCTTCCTCCTGGAGGTTGGCAAGTGGGCTTTGTGCCCTCCCGACGCAAACGAAGTCGAGGATGTCGAGTACCAGGAACGCTACATGAACGACCTCATGAAGGGATACAAGGAATCGCAGGCCAAGGCCAAGGAGGTCTTTGAAGAGCGGAAGGAGAATATCAAGAAGGACGGGCTCGACAAGAACCTCCTTCCATCGGAAATTCTCCCCAGGCCGACGTCTGGACTCCTGCCTCCCGGCACGCTGGAGCCAAGCGCGATGCTCGAGGAGCTTGAGTCGGACGACCCCAAGGTCGCAGCGTCTGGCTCCGGGACGGCGTAACTCAAACACGCGTCGTCAATTTGTAAAAATATTTTCTCATCGTAGAGTACCAATGGGTGGTGGCTTGCTTCAACTTTGAGCGCCGAATTCAGAGTAGAAAAGTTGCGCGCCGCGGTACGCTCGAAAAACGACTCTTTGGAATCGTGTGCCGCGGGGAAACCGCTTTGACCATTTTCGAGTCGGCAGATGCCATGGTCGCCGAGGTCAGCAGCTAGTGGAATCTCATTCCGCGAGATCTCCCGATGCCGGGACCCCCTAAAGCTTCATGGACGAAACGGGATGGGAAACCTGCCCGTGGCGCGGAGATACACCGCGGTATCGTAAAACGCATGAAGATGACTTTTTGTGTTGGAAAAAAGGAAATGGGCGATCGGCAGGGATCGTTTCTACGGGCATATGGTGCGTCCGCCTACGAAACGCCTTCAACGACTGTACGGAGGTCGGCGAGCAGTGACCGTGACGCAACGGGAGCTCGCTTAAGACACAGTCTAGACCCGGACAAGTTCCACGAAATACCGCGAAAGCGGGGGTATACAAACCAGGGCAACACGCAGCCCCCTGGTAATATAACAGATATCGGTCGCGTTCGGTGCACAGGACGTCTATCTTACGGGTTTGTAAGAGCCCGAGTCGATCCAACAAATGGATTGGCTAGTCGGCGTTGCAGCCGGCGAAACTCTCAAATTCAGGGAAACCTCTAAAGCTCTGTCTACCAAGCCGGCGTGGCGACGCGTCGGTGGCTCCTGGGAAAACTTGGAGGTATGGTCATAACGACAGAGATACGACAATGGGCAATCCTGAGCCAAGCCTCTCTCGCAGAGGAAGGTGCATCGACTGTAAGGGAGTTGGGGGACACTACTAGTTCCCCTTAAGAGACAGTCAAGACCCGCCCGAAAGGGCGTCCACTGGAGGGGTTGGAGTCCTGCAACACCAGGCTTTACCTTCGAACGTGGATAGCAATGACCCTGGGAGCAAATGCCCAGGGGAGCGAGGTATAATCGTCCCCTCAGATTACCTACTTCAAGGTGGTACGCTTGGATGCCACCAAAAGCAGCCTGCCCGGTACATGGGCCTCTGTACCGGGGCAAACAGTTGGACTGCCCTTTCCAAGTTTGCTGCTAGTCCGCCGAGATCCGGGGGCGCTCTCCTCATTCACAAAAAATGAGGAGAGCGTCTCCGGGCCCGGCTGGGCGACACACTCGATTGCGGGAAAACTCTAAAGAGATCGATACGCCGCCTTTTGAGAAATCAAAAGTGTCAAAGCAGGGTAATGACCTCGCCGACCGTAACAACTCGATCTATGACAGCTTTTTCGAAAGCTGGAAATGGGCAATCCGCAGGCACTCGCCTCCCCCCGATATTGCAAGGGTATGGCGACGCCTCAGAGACTACAAGGGTGTGCGTGCGAGGGAACTAGCAACTCCCGGTGAGCATGTAAGGTATAGTCCGGCCCTGAAGGAAACTTCAGGGAATACACACATATGCCGTTTCTAGACATATGTGACGGTTCAAGCGTCACACGAACTTTGCCGTCGAGTCTGTGGCCCAGACTTTTTCGGGGGCTGTCAAGTACAACTCCCGCGTGACTGCCGTGATCAGCCGCAATGGCGATCTCCTTGGCGACTGCTGGCTCGAGTCGGTCATGGTCAAGGCTGCCGGCACGACGTTTTACCCTGCAGAAGCGGTCTGTAAGAGTATCACCGTGGAGTTGGGCGGTCAACAGTTGGATAAGATTACTGCCACGTGGATGCGTGTGTACGACAACCTGTACCGCAACACGTCCACCGACCGCTCGGCCTACAAGGGCATGACCGATTTCGTTGATGGCGAGGCGACTGGCACTGCCAAGCGTTTCTTCACCCCGCTCCTCTTCTGGTTCTGCCGCTCCCCCGGCAACTACCTCCCCCTCATCGCGTTGCAGTACCACGAGCTCCGCATCACGTTCGAGTTTGAGGACCAGGCCAACCTTGCCGGTATCGGCTCGACGGCCCTCGAGGCCACGCTGTGGTGCGATTACGTCTACCTCGACCAGGACGAGCGCAAGAAGTTCGCCGCGCAGCCCCACGAATACCTCATTGAGCAGATTCTCGTAAAATTGGATCTCAAAAGCAGCCTTCCCGACGCATGGGCCTCTGCGTCGGGGCAAAGAGTAGGACAGCCCCATATGATGTTTGCTGCTAGTCCGCCGAGTTCCGGGGGCGCTCTCCTCATTCACAAAAAATGGGGAGAGCGTCTCCGGGCCCGGCTGGGCGACACACTCGATTGCGGGAACCCCCTAAAGAGATCGATACGCCGCCTTTTGAGAAATCAAAAGTGTCAAAGCAGGGTAATGACCTCGCCGACCGTAAAAACTCGATCTATGAAGGCTTCTTACGAAGCTGGAAATGGGCAATCCGCAGGCACTCGCCTCCCCCCGTTATGCAAGGGTATGGCGACGCCTCAGAGACTACCAGGGTGTGCGTGTGAGGGAAATAGCACCTCCCGATGAGCATGTAAGGTATAGTCCGGCCTGAGGGGAAACTCCCAGGATAAACCGCAATTTACTGGTGATGAGAACGTCACGATCGCGTCGACGTCCAAGGCCCAGCAAGTAAGACTCTCGTTCAACCATCCCTGTAAGCTCCTTGCGTGGGTCATCGCCGACCCCACCAAGCACGGCCGTTTCACGGGTGGCTTCACCGGCGCGACGCAGGAGGCTCTTGCGCCCCTGCAGTCCGCCAAGCTCATGTTGAACCCATTCGACATCAAAAGCAGCCTGCCCGGTACATGGGCCTCTGTACCGGGGCAAACAGTTGGACTGCCCTTTCCAAGTTTGCTGCTAGTCCGCCGCGCTCCGGAGGCGCTCTCCTCATTCACAAAAAATGAGGAGAGCGTCTCCGGGCCGGCGGGCAACACACTCGATTGCGGGAACCCCCTAAAGAGATCGATACGCCGCCTTTTGAGAAATCAAAAGTGTCAAAGCAGGGTAATGACCTCGCCGACCGTAAAAACTCGATCTATGACGCTTCGTGAGAAGCTGAAATGGGCAATCCGCAGGCACTCGCCTCCCCCCGTTATGCAAGGGTATGGCGACGCCTCAGAGACTACCAGGGTGTGCGTGTGAGGGAGCGAGCAACTCCCGGTGAGCATGTAAGGTATAGTCCGGCCCTATGCGAAAGCATATGGGAGCCCCGGAATGGGCATGACCGCGCCGACACCCGCGTCGGCGCCGTCTACAACAAGGTGGTGCCGTACCAGGCCAACAAGGCGCTCCCGGACGCCGGCATCTACTTCATGTCGTTCGCGCTGTCGCCGTGCCAGCACGCGCCGTCGGGCAGCCTAAACCTAAGCCGGATCGACGCCGCCGTCCTTGCGCTCCAGTTCAAGGCCGCGTCTGCCGCCGGCAACGCCACCGTCACCTCGAACATTGCCAACGTCACGGCGCCCGAGACGACCACCATCGCCGATGCGACGTCGCTTTCTGCTCTGCGTGTTTTTGCGGTAAATTACAACGTTTTGCGTATCATGAGCGGCATGGGCGGCTTGGCTTACAGCAATTAGTAGTTCGTGTAATAGCAAACACAACACCAAAAAGCTTTCAAAACGACAGAACGAATCATTTTGAAAGCTTCGTCTTCCGATACTCGCGCATGTACTCTTTCTTTGCCTCTTTGTACGCTTCTTCATCTTCTTCACGCAATCGCGCCTTGTACTTGGCAGATGCAGAAGCAGGCGTGGTGCACGAGTGACACGTCCCCCTCCAGCTTTTCGTGTCTATCCTCCACGTGAACTTGGAAGGGTCAAAGTCAACGCCGCACGTATTGCATGCATCGACGTGCGGGGCATCTTCGCGTCGTACGTCTCTCTGCGCAGCTCGTTCTTTTTTTTTCGCGTAGATGCATTTCTTGCAGTCGAGACGATTCTTCTCGAACGACGTGTCATCGAGCTCCTTTTTGCAACTTTTGCATTCCTTCATTCTTCAAATCCTCATGCTTTTTTTTAATGTGCTTGAAATGTCTTTAAATGTCTTGGTTGATGACGCGTATCCCGCTGACCGCTTCGACGTCGGCCGAAAGGCCATAGGCGACCGCTAGGAATAACCGAATCTTACCAAATGTCGACGATACCCCGTCTTGCGACAAACAAACGCCAATTCTATTGGACGCCAATCGTTTACCGTTTCTGTAGACGTGGCACCCGTCGATCGTATAGCCTGCCGCCGAGTAATCAAACAATTGCCCGCGGTATGTGAACTTTCCAATCGGATATATAGTATTCATCGTCGTAGTTGTCTACCCCAGTCTTGTCTTTAAGTTTCCATTACACTCGCACGAGGTGCCCATAATCGTCTTCCACCGGCCCGCCGAGATCGTACCCGTCCCGCTTGAGCTGCTGCATCGCGACGATCTGGACCTCGAGGCGCTCGATCACCTGGTCGAGCGTCTGGCACCCGTCCAGCATCCATTTGGCCCGAATTGGGATGGGCGCGTCATCGTCCGAATCGTCGTCGACGAGATTGGGCATATCGTCGTCGTCCGTATCGTCCAGCGATTCATGTTCCCAGACCACGGTATCGTCGTCTGGGTACATGGCTCCGCGCGTATCTTTCTTTTCCCAAATCCCGCGAGCCCTTTAAGCGCCTTGGGAAAAAAAACTGCGTTGAGTATATGGAGAAGACGAGAATTCGCTTGAATCCAATGCATCACATTTTGGGCTACGTGCGCGTCGCGAACAAGAGCGTCGCGACGAGGCACCGGATCCTGCGCGCGCACCTCCATGCTCAAGGCGATACCGACGCAGCTGCACTCCACCTGATACGCCGCATCAACGTCCTTTCGATCTTCATGAAACGCAAGAACCCGCGCCTCGCATCGATTTTCCGCGACGACATGAAGTACGCACAGCGCATGCGTCACATGCTTGCCGCGCGTCGTCTTGGTGGCCGTCCGCGCTGATTAAAAAAAAGTCAATTTCCAGACCGCCTGGACGTCGTTGGGTACGCCATGGCAACGCATTCGAATCAATGTTGGCGTCTGTTGACGGTCGACATGATCTTTTTCGTCAATTCCGTAGGAAGGCGGCGCGACAGCTCCGCAACCACCATCAGCCGGCGCCGTGTCTCCGCGCATTTTTTCGTAGTGCAACGGTGACCTTTACGAAACGATGCCATGTACTTGACGGGTTTTGGGAGGAAATTGTATTGCTCCCATGGTAGGGTTTTGGAACCGATTTGGAACCCAGTTCCATCCAGCGTGATTTCCGTTTCCGCGTACTCGACGTGATAATGAGGGGGGCGATCTAGAGGCGGGGCTGACTCTAAAGGAATTCCGTAGACATACTCTGTATTGTGCCCGTCTACGTCGTGCCCATTACGCGTAATAGGCCCTTCCCTAGGTTCGCGCGGCGCTGCAGCAACGGTGCGAAAACTATGAGCTCTCCAGCCGATCAACTTCAGCTTGATGCCTAAATGTCGGCCGTACATCTCGATCGCTTCGACTCGTGCGAATCGGTATATTCGATGCTTTTGCGGGGTTCCGGAAACGATGTCGCGTTGCATGAGAATTGACCCAAGTTTCGGGTACTTGGGGAACAGACGCGCTACCGTCTGTCCAGCACTGCTCGCCAGCTCCGTGATAGCGTTAATAATCGCGTTTTTGTTTGCTTTTGACCTAAGTTGGGCTGGCTGTTGAACGCGGGAGGCAATATGGTGAAACAGCGCGTGCAGTTCGGCTACCGTCAAACGCATCAAAAGGGTGCGAGGAATTTCCGAATTCGGCTCGTTATCCAAGCTCCGGTACGGCAAGAAGTCAGGCAGGTCGATCATACGTACCAGTGACATTTTTTATCATTGCACGCTGGGTCGCCCCATCCGGGAACAGATCGCGTACCAGAAGAACTTTGTCAATCTCATGCAACGGTACTCGATTACGAGACGGCGCACGCCCGTGCACGAGCGACGTACGTCAAGGCCCAGGCCGAGTATACGCGGACGCTCCATGCCTCGAGTATTCTATACGCTCAGCACGCAGCCGTCCGCACGCCGCTGAAGAGACCGCGCGTCCCGACCCACCGGAAATGGATGTGGGGCGCCAGCGTTCGGCCATTGACCTTGTACGCGACGGGCTTGACGAGCTCGACGACAGCTTGGCCATTCACGACATCCGCGACGCCCGCGTTCTCGTACGATCCGTATGCCGTCCATGGATCCGAGGCCGAGACGACAGATCCCCAAAAGATGCACCGCACGGCATCGGGCGGCGCAATCAACGTCATGCGGAAATTCGCACGTGACGGTTTCTGGATGCGAAGAATACCGGTCGGCATGGCCGTTGGGCCGAGGAACGGGAGCCACGTCGTGCGGTTCATCGCGAGCCATACCGCCGACGCAAGAGCGACGCTCGTGAACGCCAACGATGGGTTTTGGGGACTGATGAATCCAAGCTGCGCGAGCGCGACGACAAGAACGAAAATCGAGACGATCGCATGCGTGATCATCCGGACCTTGTACATTTCCGTTACGTTACATTTTTTTCTTGGTCAGTACCGCTGGCACGACGACATCTCGAGCATATCGTCGTACCGGCGCAATGTCAGTTCCATGTCACGGACCTTGATCTTGATTTCCATCAGCTTGGCACGCAACGCTTCCATCTCGTCCACCGGCCCGTCGAGATTGAGCAGCTGCATCGCGACGATCTGGGCCTGGATCCGTTCGATCACCTGGTCGAGCTCCTGGTGCATTTTTTCGAAAAAAAAAACTGAGTGATATAAAATGGCGAGTTCCGCCACGCCCGCCGATTATGGCAAGCTGCAGTACCTCCACGTGGCATTTGCAGAAATCCTCAAGGCGCTCGATACGCTGGATTTCAACCCGAAATCACGCCGGGACGCGCGTCCGATTCTCAAGGCCGCGTCGACGGCGTGCATCTACAACGGCGACTTCTCGCCGACCATCCGCAAATATTACGCCTTTACGTCCGATTACAAAAACGTCTGGTTTACAACGTCCTTGTTCGACGTCATGCCCGACAACCTCGAACAGCACAAGAATATGGAGGAGCTGCAACTATTAATCCGGTGGCTCGCCGCCCAGCTTCTCGGCGAAGTCCGCGAGGGTCTCCGCGAAGAATTAAATATTTGACAGAATTTAAGGAAAAAAATCTGTGGTAAAGCAAGAAACGATGTTGATTCCCATCCAGCCTCAGCGCGTCGTCTTGCGTGCGCGTGCCGTCCATCGTCTCGCACGACAAAAACGGTGGCCAGCGTACGTTTTTGCAGCTATCGCGCAAGAGACGCCGCGAGAATTTCCCGACCACCCTGTGGCGTCTCTCGCGATGCATGCCGCCCACATTTACATTTTGTATCTCTCGTTTACTTTAATCGACTAGATTTCCTGTTTGCCTCGCGCAAGATATCATACGCCATAAACAATCCGACGGGTGCCTCGTGTAAAAGCCACCGTCGTGTATGTCTTTCGAGCGGTGTGTGCCCCAAGATATGGGCACACGCGGCATCGGTAAATTTCGAGATTTCTGGATCGAGGAGTCCAATTGCTTGAACTTTGAGCGCGAGATACGTCGTATCAAACGCCATTGCGCGAGCCGGTCCCATGGCGACTTTGAACGCTTCGAGCGGGACGACGAATTGGGGATCGATGAGCGCCAGCTCGTACCGCGTCCCACCAACGAAGCGAAACATGATATTGTCAGGCGAGAGGTCTCCGTATACGAGCCCCTGCGCCGCGAGCGTATCCAGAAAACGCTGCAGAATGGCGGCAATGTGCGCCGGCGACCTGGCGGGATTTGGCGCCGCGCGTGCCATTGCCCTGATACATGCCGTCATCGTAAAATCCAAGCGTTCCATTGCCATCACGACGTATGCCGCATCGACAGCGACTCCCGGCACGTGGACCGTCCGCGTCGTCGAGAAGGCGAGGTGCGCGCACGGAATACCTCGAGATTTCAGGAGCGCGTAATTGGCAGGCTCGTATTTGCACCAGCTCGTCCGGATATCAGCTACTTTGAGGATCTTGGTCGTGTCCCGCAACGTATATATGCGTCCCATACCACCGTGCGTTTCCAGCGCCTCGACCGTCACGTCGAGACCCGCGAGAAGTTGGCGGAGTGCAGGCGGGGGTTTCGTGCGGCACTGCGCGACGTTCATCGTATGCGGGAACCCCAGAATCAGCTCGAGAAGATCGGGAGGAATTTCGATGTGGTCTGGCGCAGGCGTATCTGAAGACGAAAGAACCTTGTTCGAAAATACCGTCTTGTTCCACCGGGCAAATTTGGCTTTGAACGCGGCGTACCATCGGCGACACGTGGCGCATCGCGTGGGAAACGGCAATGTCGTCGTGAGGAGCCTATCGTCCACGACGCTCATTATTACATGTACCAGAGAGTTTTTTTGCCTCGTTTGTCTAGAGACCGGTGACGCCCGATCCGCTCGTCACGTAATCCAAATTGCCCTGGACGACGACGAGCGAGGCGATGTTGTTTGCCCAGCGCCATGAAAGACGGTGGTTTCCGGCGCCAAAGACACCCGACTTGCCCTGGAAATCGGGTTCGGAGTAGACACGCAGCGAAAAGCCGATGGGAACGCGAATGCTCGAGACCGAGTTGTCGGCGTCGGGGCGGTACGATACAATATTGGCATATTGACCCGCAGGGAATTCGGTGCGCACGCCGTCAAAGCGCGACCCGCTGAAGAGCTGGACGTCTTCTCCGCCATACTGGCCCCACTCGTTCGCGTACACGTCATTCTGGATGGGCTGGCGACGGGCGTTGTGGCGGCCGCGCCATTTGTATGCGTATGCCTCCTTGGCGCGCGTGATGAGCATGGCAATCGCCACGAGCGCAATGATGATCCACATCGAATTCATAGCGTATGATATTCGATGTGAACATTTTTTTTTTACGTGGTCAAAACCCCAAAAGATCAGAAGAGTCCTTTGATGGCGTTGAATGCGCCGACGGCAAAATTCTTGGTCTCATTGACTGCCGTCTTGCCGATATTTGGTTTGGCAGGAGCCGGTTTGGCAGCGGCGATCGGTTTGGCAGGAGCCGGTTTGGCAGCGGCGATCGGTTTGGCAGGAGCCGGTTTGGCAGCTTTGGGTTTCTTGCATTGTTTTTCGCCATTTGCGCCGTCGCTCCACGAACATCCTGTATCCGTCGTACCAGAAGGACAGACCCACTTCCCACCGGCATTGACGCGCCGGACGTAGTCGAATTTGGACGCGTCGTCAGGCACGCATTTCGAAACGGGTGCGCCAGCGCGCTTGGGTTTCTTGCACTGCTTTTCGCCATTGGCGCCATCGCTCCACGAGCACCCGGTATCCGTCGTACCCGAAGGACAGACCCACTTGCCACCGGCATCAACGCGTCGGACGTAGTCGAATTTGGCCGCGTCGTCGGGCGTGCACTGCGTCGGTGCCGGGGGTCCGCGCGCGCCGGCGCCCTTGATGCGCTTGCACTGCTTCTCGCCATTTGCACCGTCGCTCCACGAGCAGCCGGTATCGATAGTTCCGGACGGACAGATCCACGTCCCATTGACGCTCACGCGACGAACGTACTCGAATATGGCGGGGTCGCCAGGATTGCATTTTGACCGGACAGATTTGGGTTTCTTGCACTGCTTTTCGCCATTGGCGCCATCGCTCCACGAGCACCCGGTATCCGTCGTACCCGAAGGACAGACCCATTTCCCCCCGGCATCGACGCGCCGCACGTAATCCCACTTGGCAGGGTCGTCGGGCGTGCACGCGCTCGGTGCCGCAGCTGGGACCATGGTTGTTGGCGCCGACACGGGCGCTTGCAGCGGCGCCTGCGGAATGGCCACGTCCGTCGCGGCAACGGGCTGCGGCGTTGGCTTCGTAGGGACCGCTGGCGTCTTCTCTTCGGGCGCGCGCGTCGCGTACCAGATGCCCACGCCGCCGAGCGCCGCGACGATGAGGCAGCATACGACGCCGAGGACGATCACGTACGTCTCCATGCTCGACTTGGAATGTAGAAAGAAATTAATTTCACGCGCGATTACTTTCCACCGCGCGCTGCTTTAATGCGACGTTGTGCTTCGATTGCTCTGTCATATATGTCTCTATTTGTCTGGCTTTTATTGGCCCACGCTGGATACTTCGTGCCACCGGCTGGCGACTTGGGCGCGCGGCATATTTTCTTCCCGGAATCCCACACTGTCCCGACTCCACACGTGCCCTTTGGTTTAACTTGCGGAATTGGCGGAATTGCAGGCGGTTTCGACGGGAACCCGACGACGTGCACCGAAGGCGGTCGAGGTGCCGCTATGACGGGCTTTGAAAATGTCGGTAACGTCAAAGGCAGAGGCAACGATATGGGCGGCGCAGCACGAGGCGGAGCCACCACGACTTTGGGATCCGAGGTCCTGATCCGGGCTGGAGCCTCGTCGGGGTACGCGAGGTAGATGGGTGGTAGGGGTGCAGAAGGCGCAGCAGCTCGGGGCGCAGGAGGGGGCGGCGCAAACGTGACCACCTCATCTTCGTCTTCCTCTTTCTTTGGCCGCGCGAGAAGCCATATACCGATACCGCCACCCACGAGCATGGCGACAACGAGGAGAACGACGAGGACGACAATCGCCGGTTCCATTCTACTTTCAGATAAGAATAAAAATGCAGGTGGAGTACATGGACATCGAGTCGCCGGAAATCGAGATGCCACAGCTTCCGCGCCACGCCGTGCGTCGAACGAGAACGTCGCGTCTCGTCACGGCGGAAATCCGGGGCGTTATCGCGCAAGCGTACCGCTCCGAAGTCGGGTCGATGGTCAAGTGGCGAGGCGTCTGGAAACGTTTTGGCGATGCGTGCGAGGCGATCGCCAAGGGGTTGACCGGCGTCTCGGCAGTCCTGGCATTCGCATCGAGCGCGACGCAAGGCGCCAAGACGGCCGATATCTTATCGTTCACATCCGGCGCGGTCGGGACGCTGGGATTGGTCTTGTTGACGTACTCGAGCTACGCGATCGGCGAATCGCGCCAACGCACGTCTGAACTCAACCACATTCTCGGATCGATTGGCGTGACGCCCGTACCTGATATCGCGACGCTGGAATCGGCCGAAGTCTAATCAAGGAGAGACTGTCAGCGACGCCAAAAAAATTTCTCGGTACACGTAAACGATGAACGCGGCAATCATACTTGTCGTTGTTGTCGTGTGTCTCGTCGCGCTCGGTGTCGGAGCGTACTTTTTGCTGAAGCCCAAGACTGACGAAGCCCAGGATACGGATATGGAATCTCTTCCGGCAGTTCTCGAGGCGCCTGCTGCGATCCCAATTCCGCTGGAACCGCAGATTTCAGTGCAGGGCTGGCCGGTCGTGAGTCCCTCGGAACCAATTGCGCCCGTGTCGCCGGAACCAATGGCCGCAACGACGTCGGCAGACGATCTCACGACAATGCCGGCCGAGATTCCCGTCGAGGCATCGACAGCAGAACTCGATTTGGCACGTGCAGATCCTACGGCGGGTCTCTTCCCAAGCACCGCCGATTTGAGCGCACAAGAGCCAGGGGCATCGCAGGTCGCTCCATTGGCCGCGCCCGCGCCTGCGCCTGCGCCAGTTCTCGCGCCCGTTTTTGCGCCCGCGCCCGCACAAGCCGAGACCAAGGCAAAGGGGTGTGGTGGAACGCGTATTTGGGATGGAAAGGTGTGTCGCGAACGGCCGGTGAAACCCGTCGCTGCCAAATTGGACGTATCGCCAGCGACAATTCCCCCGGCCAAACCCAAGTCCAAGGGATGCGGGCCAGGCAAGATATGGGATGGAAAGGCGTGTCGCGCGCCAAAGGGACCGCCAAAGGGACCTGCGCCAGAAGGGTCGCGGAAAGATGCGAACAAGGCAGCGAGGAAGGCGGCGCGCGATGCCGAGAGGCGCAATCGAGACGACGACGACGAGTCTGGCGACGACGAGTCCGGCGACGACAAGTCAAATAAAAAGTGCAAGTTGGGGAATACGGCCAAATATGACTACACGACCAAAATCGAGTCGAGTCCCAACCAGTACGATTGGCATTGTCCGTCGGGTTACAAATCGACCGGGTGTGATTGGGGAATTGGCCCCGAAGCCCCCAATGAAAAACGGCATTGCAGGAAACGCAAGACGAGCGGTGGGAGCAGCGACGGGGCATATGACAGGGCTATCAAAACACAACGTCGTCTTAAAGCTAAACTCGACAAGGAAAAGAAGTCCAAGGGATGCGGGCCCGGCGAGATATGGGATGGAAACGAGTGTCGCCCTCCTCGACCAAAGAACCCATCCCCCACGACCCCCAATGCGCCGCCTGGCCAGCCGGTCGCGGAAGGTTCAAATGCCTGGAATGACAATGCGGCGTATCGAGCAGCGCGCAAACACGAGCAGCAGGGCCCCGCACCGCCCCCGCCGCCCGGATCAGGCGGGTGTCCCCCAGGCAAGTCACGCGACCCCAAAACGAAGAATTGCCGGCCGACTGCAGGTTTGGAAGCCAGTCAAAAAAGAGTGGCTGATGCGGCAACCGCGCGGGCCGTCCAGCGTAAAGGCCGCTACATCTCCAACAGCGGCAAGGGTCGTTCCGCCGCGGAGGTCGCTGCGGAGGTCGCCCGTCGCGGCGGCGATTGGAACGATTAAAATTACAATGCAATGCCTTCGTAATGGTTGGCATGGAGGAAGAGCCGCACGACGCGTTGGTGCATGTGCCCTGCCGCCGTGTACTCGGCCCCTAAAAGCGGCACGATCCGAATGAGCACCGAGTACATCTCCGCCAAGGCCCGGAGTTCCAGGAACCCGCCCCATACGCCTTGCCGTTCCATAATATCAATGTAGGCGGCGCGCGACCCTGCGGCGGGGTACGTCAGCACTGCGTCGAGCGTCGCAGACGGCACCGGGAGGGCCCGCAACCTCGCCACGTCCGGCGCCTCCAGCAGCGCGCTTCTCGGGACGCCTTGCCAGAACGCGCGCGTCCGCATGTGGACTCCGGCGGCTCGGCGCAATTTCGTCGCGGCGCGCATCTGCGCCTCGAACGGCATGCGTCTGCCCGTGATGGAAATCGCAAATGCTGCAAAGAGACAATCGCCGTTATTGAGCGTTGGGATGCGCATGATCACGAGAAACGGACGATAACTTTTATGTCGGTTGCGGTCGCCGTTTTGATGGCGGCCTTTGAGAGCTCTTTGCGTTTGGTTTTTGTCGCGTGGGACCCGTGTGGCGTCTTGGTCACGCGGTGCTGGATCGCGCGAAGCATATCTTCCTCGATGTGTGCGGCATTCTTGATCGCGTACGCGACAATCCCCTTGCTGATCGCAAACCTGAAAAAGTTGAGTTGCCCCGTCGTGGATTGCATGGGCAACCCATCCGCGTCGACGATCGTGATGCGATCACGGCGTTGAAACGGATCAAAACACCGCTTGGAAAATGCCTTCAGGCACCCCTTGTACTCCAGAAACACGTTGACCGATTTGTTTTCGTGTACGTAACACGTGTTCCTGCACTTGGCATAATTTGTGACGAGCCAATCGATCGTCCGCAGACTGATTTTCGACTTGTTTTTCAAGACATCTGTCAAAACGCGCAGGGAGGCTGGGTTGGCGTAATACTTCTTGAGACTTCTCAAGAGAACCTCGTCGCGCGACTCGACGCTGGTTAGCGAGCTCATTGGCATCCGTTACGTAAAATCGCTTTAAGTCTATTCTTTTTTTCTGGTGCGAATGCATGACGTCGTTGCCTCCTCTTCCTGGCATCGTGCCACCTGTCCCAATCCCTACGATCGGCACCGACCGCCCAGGCCCGGCCGCGATTTTCGTTCCTCCGACTCCGCGCGACTTGCCGTCTGTGATCGATACTCCGCTTCCGGCCGATCCGGTCAACATGACTACCGTCGCGAACGAAGCGTCTGAAGCGCTTCTTGGAATTCCCGCAGAGCTCGCGTCCGGGCGTGGGAGCGTGTATGACATAGTAACGCGCGGCAACCGTCTCCGTGGCTTGGGCATCATCCTCGTGTGTATCGCTCTATGCGCAGCAATATTTGGATTGATGCGGTAGATTACACATGATACACATGAATACCGACTCATCGCGCCGTCTGTGGTGGCGTTGGGATTCCCTCGTTGGCCGTCGCGCTCATTTCGGCAAAACATATGGCAAACTTTGCACTTGTCGCACAGTGATACTCGTACGTTCCCGGCCGAGCGTTTGACATTGCGACAATAGCGCGCGCGTTCGAGAACGTAAGCTCAAACCGTTCTAGAACGAGTGGAACTTCGCTATATCGCTTCGTATCGTGCAACGTGGAAAGCGTATCTATCACGGCATCCCTTAATATCGGGGTTATTTCCTTGACAGCCCCGGAAGTTCGAATCGTTCCCGCCATATTTCGCGATCTCCAAATTTCGAAATATGGGTAATTCTTATGCCAGAGGTCGCGCGGCAAGGCCCCTTAAACTACATACGTGTCAAGAGGGCAAGGTGGATTTTTTTGTCGTATGCGGAAAATTGGTCGATTCTGTAAGAATTCGTGAGACTGACGATAGACCAACTGGATTTACGCGCCTGCATTGAGAGCGTCTTGTCGGTATAGGCGAGGAGCCCTGCAGACGGCGTGCCACGCATTGTCGTCAGCCTTGCCGTCTGGTACGCCACGTCAACGCGCAGCTTTTCGCCTATGAGATCGACGCGACACGTGCCGCACATCGACCAGCGCGCGAGGTATCCATCATCAAATTTGACGTGTGCATTCTCGGTGATCACGTGACACACGTCCAATTCGTCAATCGTGTGCCATGCCGCAAGGACGTCGACGCGATCTGCCGAGAGCGGGAGCGCGCCGTGCGAGATGGTATAGGCGTTGCTTTTTGGGACTTGTGTCCACCGCGCGTTCCACGTCCCGACGATCCCGGCCCGCGGCCCCAGCCCCGTTCTCGGAATACTCATTTAGCCGAGTAAATTACACTTGCGGGCATATAAAGCAACGCGCCAATTGATTCTTTTAAGATCATCTGCTTCTTGTCCCACAAGCTGCTGGATCGTCGTGCACATCGTTTCAGCCATCAATTCGACCGAGGGGATGTGATCGTATGTCCCGATAAATTTCATCGCGATCCACAGCGCCGACGCGCGGTAACACCCGGCATCCATCAGCGCATGTGCTAGCATCCCGACGTCCTTGAACGGAAGATGCGCGCATACCGGCTGCAGCGAGATGAGGCGAGCAAACGAATTGCCAAACGCGTCGCGCGGCACGTCGAGCGGGAGTCTCGGGATGTGGACGGCCTTGATCGTGGTGCCACACGACGTCAAATTCGACGGTTTCGGTCGTGCGAATGTGTGGCATGAATCGGCGACGAATGCACGTTTCCGTGTCGAGACATATGGCGTATCGTTCGCCTTCGTCAAGGCTGATGAGTCGGCTGTCGATTGGACCGAGGACGACTGTGCACGTGATGCGGCGTCCTGAGACATTGACGATCGAGTCGAGATGACTTGCAAAGTACCCGAATACGCCAATTTCTTCGTCGTCGAGTATACGGAGGCGCCGAACCGAGACGGGTGGAATTTCCATGTGTGTTTTGTGTCGCATTGCGGGAAGTCTTTAAGACATATATTATTACAAAATTATTCTCGTCACTATGAATAGAATGCGACTCGTCGCTCTCCTTGCGCTCGTGGCCCTGGCCATCTACGTTCAGTATATCGACCACAAGAAACGCGCTGGCATCGCGCGCGTCAAGGCCGCCCGACTCCGGTTTCGCAAAGCAGAGCGTGCCGCTGCTGCATCGCGCGCTGATGTTATGAAAAAAGAACCGGCCGTTCTCCAGACGATGCGCAATATCCGGGACTCGTTCGTGACGCGTGGCGAATGGCCCGCACTTCTTCAGTTGGGCGACGTCTACCGCCGCGGCTCGTACCCCACACACACGCCAAATCGGGACGTGGCGCTTCGGATCTACAGAGCGGCATGCGGCTCGCCCGATCCCGCGACGGCCGGCGCCGCGCAGCTCAAGTATATCGAGTGTCGCGTCGACGCCATTGCGTCCGAAGATATTGCTGGTGACCCGCTTCCTACAGATATCGCACACGAATGCATCGCGCTGGCCGCGCGCCGCATCGCGATGTCTCCATCGACCGCCCGGCCTCGCGCTCCTGAGGCACACGTCCAACCGACGTACGTTCCCGTCGAAGTGGACATCTGGGCGACGCACGGCGCGGATCTCGTCACGACAGTTCCTGGCGGGCCATTGGCTATTGTATCGGACACACAGAACGTCCACGATCATGCCGTGACAAGGAGCATGCACAAGGCTTTGCGCGATATGGCTTCGAGCGGCGACGCGTCCGAAGACGTCACAATGTGTATTCTGGAATCTGACGCCTCGCCGACCGCCAAGGCCGATGCATTGGCTGTTTTAGATACGTTGGGAACCTCACAACACTCGACGCTCGGCACGTCGGAGCGAGAAGCGCTCGATAAGGTATGGAACCGTATTCGGAACTTGCCGGACGAGGCCGCGCGAAATGCTGAAACCATTCTGGTTGCTCAATTGGCATCTGGCGTCGAGCGTGGCCACGTCGTCTGTTCGACCGGCAAAATTGCGCGTATCGTCTCGACATTGGACGGCATTGTCGACGAGCCGACGATCAAGCCGATGTGGGCCATCCGCGAAGAAATTGGGTCGTTGGCTGCCAGGGTGCGCGATGACCATGGTCACAATGAGGCCGGCAAAAATGAATTTAAGAGACGCGCCGCGGAGTTGTATGTCGACGAACTGGGCATGAGCGCTGATCTTATTGGGAATATCGTCGACGCCTACGCCGTTGGATTCTCTTAAAACAATGATCGCCGCTCGTTTTCTGCTGAAAGGCAAAGTTATTGTGATGTGTACGGGCGAAGGGTGGTACGAGCGCGCGTTGAAATGCACATTGGTGCGCGGAACACAATACGACACGATTCAGGTGCTGAAGCCCGGCGCGTTCGACACATGGGTCGACGTTGATCACTTGTAACTTAAAGGGAAGAAAGATACCCCCGGGAAAATGGATGAATCGTGGACTCGAGCTTTCCAGCCAATTTTGAGCGTGGGAGCCGTCCCTGCGCCGAGACCTGCACCGAGGCCTATGCCGAGCAAACCGAAACAGCGATATGGGTGCAGTATTGTATGCTTCATGTGGAAGCATATGAACCCGGAAAACGACGAAGTATGTACACCGTGCAAGATCGACGTGTGTAAATCCACGCTCGAAGACCTGGACTGAACGCGATTTAAAGCACACGCAAGACGGTATTTGAAATGATTATGTAATACCCCATCCCGGCCCGAATCCATTTCACATAAAATATCGTTTTATCTGAAATGGATTCCAAAACTGAACGTCAAAAACGGCTTGCCGTCGAGCGCGATTACTGGCGACGCAGCGCGATATTGAATTGCGCGGCCGACGCTCCTGTGCTGGACGAGAATTTCCGGCACGTTATCGACCTTGCACGTGCGCTCCAGAAGATCGATCACTAGAATGTAAACCCGAGTTGTTGCCATGCGAGACGCCGCGCAGCCGGCAAATTTCGAGATGCACCATCGTCCGTCGCGCGCCGGAGGATCGCAACGAGAGCTCGGCCGTTTGGGCTCCATAAATTCCAATTTGCGCGGGCATTCGTGAATTCCGAGAGCGCGCGCCACGCCTCCATGATCGTCGATGCGGGCCACGCGTTGCCGAAACGAAGTCCGTGGAGCGCCGAGAGCACGACGCCTCGCGTCCTCGTCGTGAGTTCTGACGTGATGGGCTGCGTGCGTCCGAAATCGATGAGGCGGACGGATCCGTCGTCTTGGACCATGATGTTCCCCGTATGCATGTCGGCGTGCACGAACCCGAGGCACCAGAACAACAAGATTGCAGCTTCGACGTTCGCTGCGATTTGGGCTGAGAGCGAGCGCTGGTTGAGCCTGTGAAAAAGAGTCTGGCCCGTGACGAATCCTGTAATATGAATAAAGACGCCATATTCAGGATCGTAGCCTGAAAAATAAAATGGCGGGACGATCGACGCGCCCGTCATACCCATCCATTGGCCCCGGACGACCGCGCGGTGAACGCGTGCTTCGTGGACGCCATCTTGAACGAGCTCTTGAAACTCCTCCATATCCGGGTTGAGGACGAGCGGTATTCCAATTTTGACCGCGATGACGTTTCCTGGCTGCGGCATGGCATGCACGACGCGAGACGTGAGACGTTGCACGAGGCTGCTCAACACATCCACCCGAGCATCCGTGACTGGCACTTTATAGACGGCTCCATACGTCCCAGATTGAGGTCTCTGGAACTGCTCGAGCGGACCAAATATGTGTTCCATGTACTTTTTCGGCGTGCGTGCGCGACTCGGCACCGAAGAAGGAATATTGGCGTTCCATAATGCCGCCCGCTCGGTATTTGGCGCGATATAGAACGTTCCGTCGACTTTAACCTTTTTGTCGACTGCCGCGATGATCGGCCCATACCGTTCGTATGAGTTGGGCGAGAGGGGTTTTGACAATCGCCCGTAATTCTGCGGCGCGTTGATATTTGGCATGGGGACGGCCGCGGCCCGTGCGACTGTCGGGATATTGACGAGCGGGGCGATGCGGTTCGCACGCGGCTGCGGCGTCTTCATAGATGCAAGGATCTTCTTGCCGATCGATCCCGTCTTGAGCACGCACCGCGACGTCTTGTCATTACATATCTTGTCCGCGAGGCACGGCGGGCACGTGGCCTTGGCCTTTTTGTTCTTGACACCGTTTTTCGACGCGAGAATTGATTTGCCTAGTTTCCCGGTCTTAAGGACGCACCGGCCCGTGGCGGGATTACATACTTTGTCGGCCGGGCATTCTGCGCATTTCATTTTCTAATATTGCATCGAGATTTTTTTTGAAATATGGATTTGATCCAGGGAATCTCCGATCCGCGCGATCTTGTCGAGACGCGTTTTTTTACGCCGTGCGCCTTCCACGAAGAGCCGACGCGATTCTATTGCCCCGTGCGTCGCGTGGCGCTCTGTGGATCGTGTGCAGGATGGGAGAAGTGTATTCGTGTATTTCGACACATGTATAATGATGTCGTTCGCGTCGAGCCGCGCAAGGCGAAAGACGTCCACATATTCAGCGCGAATTACAGGCCAGTCGTATTTCTCCGACCGTTCAAGCCAATCCGCGCAAACGTTTTCGGGAAACGGACGTGCCAATGTGGCCGCATAATCGACGATATCTCGACGTATTGTAGTGTCGCGTGCAAATTGCAGCTGGACGATACGGACAGCTCGTCGACAAGCTCGTCAATTCCCCAGATCCAATTTTACCGCCGCCGACCCCGCAAAATGCGGTTTCCATTGCGTGCATTGTAAAAATATACGAGTGGCAGGGATCGAACCTACGAGAATTTCTTCATCTGCGCTTGAAGCAGACGCCATAACCACTCGGCCACACTCGCGTCAGACATGGGGGGGGGTGTCCGCGCATATCCTGATTTACCGCCCATCAATAACACAAAAAATACAAAAAAAAAATCTGCGAGACTCTATAATGCGCCTCGCGATTCCACGCCGCATCACGTGCATGCAAACCCCGCCAAAGGGCGACAAATTGGCGACGCGCTACTGTTTTAGGGCGCGGTGCACCGTCGTCGACAGGGGAGGCACGCCGGTCGGTTCGTTCATTTGCTACGATAAGACGCCCGATGTCGCAGATACGTTGCGGGCCGTCTGCGACTCGCTTCTGTCAGATTTTCCAGAAGGCACATCATGCGACCCGGATATCGAGCTGACGCTCTTCAAGCATTGCCCTGTTGAATGCGACGACACGGTGCAATATAGCGGATCGTAATAATTACACGGACTGCCGCTCGATCGTCGGATTGGGGTGCGGCACGAGATCGACTGCAATCACGTAGCCATCTCGCACCCATTCGCGCGCGATACCGTGTGGACGCATCGAGGTCTTGATGGTTGCGAGTACATCCGCATGGTTCCGTACGGCCGTCGGCGTGACGTAGACATGGTATGCATCAAATTCCACGTCATAGCCACCTGTCGTCTTGGAAACGACGCACGAATTTCCAAAAATTTCTCGAATTGCATTTTCCATTTTTTTTGTGGCCGAGCTTAGGTGAATGTGACAATGCCCGTCCCTGAAAAGTGCCCCTTGTGCGTCACATCTTCCTTCGGGAGGTCGATCGAGGCCCACCACGTCCGCATCGCGTCGTTGAGGTGGATATCGTCGCAGACTACAAGACCCTTGTACCCGTGCGTCACCAGCGCGTCAAAAAACTGTTTTTCCTGGATGCCGTCGTGCGGGTCGACGTCCAGGAGAATCAGGTCGGTTTTGGAGACGAAATCAGGGATGGCATCGATTCCGTTCTTGAGACGGAACGATATGTTCGTGATGTCGCGAATCGTCGCATCGATTGGAATATGATTGACGATATCGTACGACCAGACGTTGACGTCGGGGTTGGACGCGAGCGCAAGGGCCGATGATCCGTATAAAGTCCCAATATCGACAACGACGCCTTTTTTTCCGACGACGAGATCCTCTAACAGCCTGTAATGCTCAACTCCCGCTTCTTTTTGAAAAAACAGCTGGTACTCCGGGACATACGCGAGCTCCGGCCGCAGCGCCATATTAAATTATATTTTTTGGAAAATCTGAAAAAATGGCATCTATCGTTTCTTTAAGCGATGATCTCCTGCGTTGTATCCTTGACGAATTACCGCAACAAAGCGATGCCATAGCTCTGGCCTCTGTCTCGCGTCAATTCAACGCGTTCTACCCGACCGACGTGACGCGAGCCTTTGCGCCAGACGCGACGCCAGACGAATATATTGCCATGTGCGAATGGATACTCACGCGTCGCGTCTCGTCATTCACGCTTGCCGTCGACGTCGCGACATGGAACGAGACGGCGCCCAAGGTGCTTGCCGGGACCCCCTTCGATCGCATCACGCTCGCCCCTAACGCCGTGCACGCCGTCACGGCAAAGCCCTGGGTGCCGGACTGCAAGACGCTCATTTGCGGATTTGCCAGTGATCCACGTCTCATTATCACGACAGATCGCACGAGCGTCTCATTCCACAATCTCCAAACGGATCCGTCATCCACCCCAGTATCTGGCATTCTCCCTGATTTCCCAGAGGTGCCTGGAGCAGAACCGTTCAGATCGATTTCTTGTACGGGTCGCCTCGAGGGCCTCGATCGTCTGCCTCTCAACTCAAATATCCACATATTGGGCGGTGTCTTAGGTCAAAAGGAAATCGATCATCTCTCGCGAGTCGAGACGTCCTTGCGTCTTGCGAACAGCGCGATTGACGCGTCCGTGAAGCCCTGCGCATTTGCCGCTCGCCAGCTTCTCGTATCCATCAACGCATTGCCTATCGTCAAGACGGCAACGTGCACGACATTAGCGATCGAGTTACGCGGCGGCGACGTGTACCCGGAAACCGTTCCGCCATTCCCCAATCTCACGCATGTGTATTTTTTGGGGTTCACGCATGACCGTCTTGGTGCCTTTCGATTCGCGGCGCTCTTCCCGAACGTCCAGAGATCGTATGCTTTTGATACGTTTACTCCGGTGTAAACACATATATAGAAAGAGCATGTGCGAGGCATGTTCAATTCGGTGACACAAAATCTCTCGTCGCTTTAAGGATGGATCTCGGCCCGCGCGACGCACGCGATACGACGTTACCTATTGCGATTACAGGCTCGAGCGCTGAGACGATCGAGTTGATGTACGACGTCCTGAGCGCGCTCGAGTACCGTCCATGGATCGTGTGGAATTCGACGTACGAACCCGCCCCATCATCATTGGCATCCAAGGCGCAGAAGAGGCTGTTGACGTACACGGCGCGCGCCTACGCTGCCGAGTGTCAAATATTGATGCTGCGTCGCGTTCTCGATACGATGAACGCCAACCACGCCTGGACGCTCGATGCAGATCTTGTACGAGCCAAGGATATTCCAAATTTTGATATGACGGACGGTACCGATGTGCTGCTTGGCCTTGGCTACTCGCGCTTTTCTCGCCGCGCGCTGGAACATATCTCACGTGACTTTGGCAATGGTCTGGATTACAGTTCCTTGGTTGTTCGCATGGTATGATCGCACACGGTTTGAGCAAAGGCGGTCAACTGGGAGAAACTGAGAACGCCTGCGATCCTCTCTGCCATCGTCTCAAACAGAACGGTCGTCTCGCCGGGAACTTTTGCGATGTGCCGGACCGCGTCGAGATACGAGGCCTGGACGATGCGCAGCTCTTTGGCACGGTGCGGCAACATCTCGCATAAAACGTCAACGCTGCGCATGCACGAGCTGTATGTATACGCTTGGTCATTGAAAACCATTTTCGCAATTTTTTTGTAACGAGTTGCGCGGAGAGCGGCGAAATAAATAAATATTTTGAATTTTCCCGCCATTTTCGCCCGGATATATCGGGCCGCGACAACCCGACAAATTCACATTTTTTTTCTTCCAAAAAATGGACGCTCTTATGGAAGCTATTGCAAGCATCGATGCGGCGCCCGTCGATCGAACGGCCAAAAAAAGACGTATCACAAACAAAGAGCCAACGGCCGAGACGGAATCGCTGATAGAACGCCTTTCTGCTGATGGTCTCACCGAGGAGGGCGCATTGAAGATCAGGGCGGGCGATGTCCGGTGCCGCCCGCCAACTTTTTCAACGTTCAAAATGATGCTCCCTCAGTTCCGTCTCAAATCGGTCGAGGCTGCCGCTCGTGCCGAAGACGTCGTCATCCTGTATGCACACGTCATACACGGCGAGCCGCTCCACAAGAGCAGATTTCGATTCAACGTTGATTATTTGTCGGACACTGATCTTCGCGCATCCCTTGGCGCCCTCAAGAGCCTCAAGGACCTCGAGAAGTTCCTGAAGATGCGGTACGGCACGATTCGGGGCACGATTCGAGGCGAGCGAGGCCAAAAATCTTGGAAAACGACGAGCGCTTCCCGCCGCATGCTTGTCGACGTGGGTGGCGTTGCGCGGCAGATCGACGAGACAGAGCTCGACCGAGAGACGATCAGGGATGTCATCAACACTATGGTGACTGGTATCGAGGTGGCCGACGCTCGGCAGACCAAGATCGCCCTTCAGCAGGTGGCCGACGCTCGGCAGACCAAGATCGCCCTTCAGCAAGTGGCCGACGCCGTCCCCACCACGTACGATATGGCATGCCATCGCCTCGATATGATGACCAGTCTCCCTGAGCCTCTTGCATCGCTCGTGACGCTGGGCGATACCTTGCTGGAAACCGGGCAGATCGTGGAGTTGCTCAACGGCGCTGCATCTGGCAACCTCCTCGTCTCGACAGTGCCTATGCCGACGCCCCCTGTTGGCGCAATGTTTGTTTTCAATCGCAATCGCACGCGATACAAGATTGATGGACATGTGTGGAGCTCCGATCGTCATCACGTGCTCAACGCCAACGGACGCGTTGTCAACGTGTGTTACGCCTTTACTGCGTCCGGTACACAGCGGCGATGCTACTGGTGGGGGGTACACGTTCTCGTGCATTACGTCACACACCGTCCCCACCAAAGGCCCAAGGCTGTGCCTCAGGCAAGCAGAATTTGTCGCCAACTCGATCTGGAGCCCAATTTGCCCGAGTCGTTCGCTTCAATTGTGGCGCTCGGTTCCGGCGCCACACTCACGGTCGGCAAGGTCGTCGAATTGCTCGAGGGCGCTGCATCCGGCCACCTTCCCATATCCACCGTTGCTATGCAGCACCCCCCTGTCGGATCGATGTTCATCTTCGCAGTACAAGCTCAATACAAGCTCGACGGGTACACGTGGAGCAGAGGCGACCGGTACACGAGCGATCGCACCACACGCATCAACGCGATTTACTTCAAGTGTACCACAAGCAACGTCCAGCGGCGATGCTATGTGAACGACGCGGGACACGTGCTCGTCCACTACGTCCTGCACGACGGCCAGCGGCGCAATGTGGCCTCCATATCTCCCCCCCCGGGAACAACGGTGCCTCTTCCTCGGGCCTTGAACGCGACGGGCTTGCCCCCGGCTCTGGCGCCCGTCGCGGCTCCCCAAGTCTATGCGGAGGCGTTCCAGAAGACGATCGCTGCGATGTTGCACACCAAGGCGCTTTTCCAGGCACCCGGCACGCGGATGGGGACTGCCGTCATGCGTCTGGCGGCAACCACGACGGACGCCTCGATGGGTCGCGACGTGTGTGCGGTTGCCGTGTACCTTTCCGGAACCAAGGCGACGCACGAGGAGAAGTTCTTCCATTTCGGCGAGATCAAGGCGCTCGTTGTGGAAGATCGGTGGGTCGATGCATTGGAGTATATTGAAACGCTCGCCCGCACCTTGTAAATTCACACGCCTCTCCAAAAAGTCGCAATCCACTTTTCGCCTTTGACCACGGGCATGCCGCCGTGATCTGCACATGGCAAGAGCTTTCCGTGCGAATCGATGGTGCGCCAATGGACGGCCTTGCCTCGTCGCGGCTCGACCTTCATGCCGAGCTTTGGAAATTGCGTGTGACCGCCCTCGGGACATGTGTTGAGGTACATGAGCACCGTATCGCGCCGCATATCTTCGCGCGGCGTCTCGTTATCAGAATCTGTGTGCACCTCGTATTTTTGACCTGGACCGTACCGCGCGACCTGCAACTGCTCAAAGCGCGAGCTCGACGACCCAAGCAGTTTCTCGACTTTGGCGACGAGAGGCTCGACGGCAGGATCGTCCAATTCCAGAAATACTTGAGAACTTGTTCTGACACGTGATATTTCGTTTCCTTTTGCACCGACGACCTCACTTCGCTCCATACCTTTGGCAAGCGCGGCTCGAATGACGGCGCGACACTCTCCCGGCGTCAAAAAGTTCGGAATTTCGAGTGGGGCACGACACGCCCTTTCTTTCTTGAGCGCCACGTCACCGAGCCACATGAGAAGAATGGCCAGAGCCGCCGCGCCGAAAATCCAATTCTGAAATTTCATATACGTGAAAAAGAGAAAAAAATGTCCGACGTCAAAAAACTCGCCAAAGCCCTGCTCAGTTACCCCTGCGACGACGTCGAGATGAGACGGCATTGCGCTCTCGTCACGCTCATTTGCATGTCGTTTCAGACGCGTGCCGATAACGAGAACGAGCCGTTCGATGCTTTTATCGTCGATAAAAAGACGGGGAAAACGATCAACATCGATGGCATCCATGCGATGTGGGTCACGCGAGGTGCATACGTCGTCGCGGAGTGCAGCAAGACGATCACGCACCAGTTTGAAGGCGAGCGGGCGTTTGTGTTGTCCGATACACTCACGCTCCGCATCGTAGCTGGCGCGGCATCTGGGCCATGCTCGTGCTGTGGGACGACATACATCTCCGTCCTCAACCGCAAACGATGCGAGGCGTCGCACGCGCGTCAAATCAAGAAGAAGAAGAAGTATGTCGAGGACCGGACGCCGTTGCGCCTCGACGAGTTTGTGTCGTCATGGGACGAGATGCAGGAGAAGAAACGCGACGACATTCGCGCCCACTGCTCGGCCTTTTTGCCTGGCATTCTCGGGAGCTACGAATCCTTCTCGGCGCCGATTCGTCGTCTCTTGGCGTTTGTTGGCGGCAAGACGGACATCAAGGGTCCTCAGCTCGCTCTGGCGCTGAACGAGGCCACCGAGCATACATTCATGTTTCGCATGGTCCGGGCCGTCCAGCGCTGCCAGCTTCATACGAAGCATGGCTACGTCGCTGCTATCGCGCACGTGCTGATCGTTGACGTCCTGAACTTTATCTCTGAAGCGGCAGCGCAGCGTCTGTTGGACGAGGAGGCCGCGATCGAACGGGAGACGGCTATACGCGAGGCGGCACAGGAGGCCAAACGCGAGGTGGAACGTGAGAAGCAACGCTGGAGTCGTCTCGAACGTGTTGTCTGGTCGTCGCGGCCTATTGCGTGCTGGGCGGACGAGTAAGAAAGCAGTTGACACGTGGCACGTCCCAATTCATCTCCGCCGACGCCGACGCCAAATTCATTTTTAATTATCCAATTTTCATTTTTTTGTTGCGGCGATGTTTGAAGCCGCTCGGCCGCCATCTCCTTCCGAGCTCGCTGAGCAGTACGCGAAAATGCTCGCCAGGTACGGCAAAAGCCCCGAGCCGGCTGCGGACGACGGGACGCTCGACGAGCAGTACGCGAAGATGGTCGAGAGGTACAGCGTCGGTACCAAGCTGCCAACGACCGCCGTGTGCCACTCCATCCACACCCGTGACGAGGGCCCCGCCGTCGAGATTTCTGTGCCTCCTGCATTTTGGCGCCAGATCCCTGCGGCATGGGCCGAGTACGAGCGCGGCCATCACGCCTCGTGGATCGCGGCATACTCGGCGTGGAACAAACAGTGATACCGCCACGTGTAAGATCTGACGTGGCGCCACGTGGCAATCCGCGGCCAACTTCGCGACTTCCGACAAACCCGTCAAAAGAAATAGAACGAAACCCGTCAAAATTTTGAATTTATTCTTCCTTTCTTCCTGCCGACCATGGACAGAGTCAGTCAGTATGAGATTGGCCTGTTTGCCGGTCGGCCCGCCTCTCTCGAGCACATCCTCGAGTGCCTGGGCCGCTCCAAGAACGAGCTGCGGCACACGATGAAGACGACGGAGACCGACCTGGCTGCAGCGTTGGCCGACAAGTCCGTGAGCGAAGACACGATCACGTCTCTTCGCGGGGAGATGGCCGACGTGCACGGCTGCCGCCGCCTTCTTCGGCAATTCGCAACCGAGGTTCTCTCGTCTGACGCCGACGACCGCGACTTCGACGAGGCCATGTTCGCCTCTGACCCTTCGGCGGGCCTCAAGGAGCTGGAGTCTCTTCGCGAGTCTCGTCGCCTTCCCGGCGCTCGCGGGACCCACGAGGGCCGGAACTACGACGACCTAGTCCGCATTCGAGGTATTTTCAAGTCCGTGCGGCGTGAAAACCACGCTATCACGCGTGAATTTCTCGAAAATAACGGTCATCCCCCGGGAGCCGGCATCAAACGCCGCACCCTCCCGCTGGTGGAATCACCGGTCTTCATCGGCGTCCCAGGCGAGATGATACAGTTGACCACCGTTGAGGTGATGGCTGTCGTTGACGTCTTAGCCGGGGGGGGCTGCTACTCCGACGACGAGCCCGGTGACGAGAACGCCATGGACGTCGAGGAGGCCGTCGCTGTCAACCCTGCGCCGGAGCCGTACGTCTGCGGCCGGGGCGCCGGCGTCCTTGAGAAAACCCCAGCGTCCAATGCGTTCAACCGTTTCTTGGCCGTGATCAAGCCCCCCAAGCCAGATCAAGGACGTCGAGCTCGTGACGACGGCGTCGGGCTGGTGGGCACGAGCGCTACGGGTATTCTCAAAACCCATCCTCAATTTGCGACCGAGCTCGGCCAGTATGTTTCTTCGATCGGCCTGAGCCGGTTCTACGACGTCAAGCAGTTATCACGCTCGAACGCGCGTCACACCATCGACGTGTCCTCCTGGTCGCCCGCCCAGCGCGAGGGGTTGGTGGCCTTTACCGAGCGATTCCGCGGCTCGGTTCTGGGCGGGAGGAGCAACGCTGGCGACGTCCCACTTCGTCACCCGGTGCTGCAATATAGCGACAGCGACGAATAAATGAATGACACGATGGCTGTTTTTTGTAATAAACACGATCAATGGCGGGAACCGCGGCCGCCGATTCCCGCCATTTTCTCCCTTTTTCGCCAAGACCCCGCGGCGGCCCCGCCCTGCCCACAAAAAAAAACGTTTTTTTTGGGGACGGGTTCGGGACTCCTGCTTCGCGTGCTTTGGATTCAAACGAAAACAGCCATGTTGTCAGACGCAACCGTTGCCCGTATGCGCGATGTCGTTCACACGTGGGCGAGGACTGTCGTGCCCTTTGCGGAGAAGTGGCGCATTCGTTGGGACGAGAAGAACGGATCACTTTGGAACGTCGAGCAAGTGTTGCTGGCATCCGGTTTTTCGAGGGAAGAGGTAATCAAGAAAAACGTGTACAAGGGCCAAGTCAACCTCTACGAGTCGCTCACCAAGCTGCTGGTCGAGATGGACGATGCGAAAAAACAGGCCGAAAAGGCAGCACAGGTGGCGCACATCGCCGACGATGCTGAAGGCGATGCTGAGGGCGATGCTGATGAGGACGATGACACCGACGATGCTGATGAGGACGATGACACCAACGATGCTGATGAGGACGATGACACCGATACCGTTATCGTCGATCTTCCGTCTCGCTTGACGATGACTTTCAAGCGCGACCTTGACTTGGATCGTATTGCCTTCGAGAGCGTCGTTGGCCGCGAGGCATGGGAATCTGCCCGCAGCGTGGTCAAGCTGCAGCTGGATCTGGACGCTCTTCAGAACCGCCTTCGGTCTGCGACGTCTGCGTGGAGCGAGAAATACGTTTCTGATCGTCTCGATCGCGAGGTGGAAGAGGCCGTCAGGTTGGAGGCTGAGGCCGATGGCTTTGTCAACGTCCACTCAAGCATGGCCAAGAATTTCGAGCAACTGATCGGCATGTGCAAGGACCCCTCGAAGGTTGCCGAGTATGAGGCATTTTTGGCAACGTCTGCGGCTGAGCTGTCGTCTGCTCAGATTCTGAAGGAGTCTCGTCGCAACGCCTTGGCTCGTGCTCGTTCTTCTCTCTCCGAGCTGTCGATCTGCCGTCGTTTCATCGACGAAAATTACGAGGAGGAGGTTTTTGGCAGTCCTGCCTCTGCTGCCAAGAACCGCTCCAGGTCGGCCAAGATCCGTTGGCCCGATACTCCTTCTGGGGTTCGCCCCACATCTGCCGTGGCAATCAAACCGGAGGCAATCAAGCTGATGAAGGAGACGTTTGCAAAGCTGGAGAAAGAGCATGGCGACGTTTTTGGGACCTTCAAGGCGACCACCACACCATGCGACTGCTCTCGTTGCAAGAAGACCTCGTCGCAGCACCCCCCTTCTCCTCTCGTCAAGCACATTTGGGCCGCGTTTAGTCTCGATGGGACGCTGGACGTTGCCAACACCGGCGTGTGGTCCGCTACGACGCGTCGTCGGGGCGAGCCGCTGGGCCCCCGGTGCCTTGGCCGCGGCCATGCCAAGCCTGCCGGTGGTGGGAAGTACCACGCACTGATTTCGAGCGTGTGCGATCGCATATTTGGTTTGTCCAGGAATCACGAGTCGTTCTTCTTCGTTCACCATCACGCTGACCCCCTGAGCCCCGCCAACAAATACCTCATATTGGTGCCGAAGCCATGCGAGAGCGACCCGAAGTTCTTCGAGAATCGCGGTTTCCCAGGGTATTCGTCATCTTCCGACGTGTTCTTCGGTCGCAGCCAGCGCACGACCAACCCGAAGGCGTTTTGCAAGAAGTTATATGGGACGCTCGGCTGGAAGGGTAAATCGTCGTGGGAGGAGTACGAGCGTACGGGCAACTGGACGACGCTCTACTACCCCGAAGACAAGACGAACCGACTCTCTTCTTCCAAGAAGCGGCGCGATGCCGACGACGAGGTCCCCCAGAAGAAGACCAAGCTGCTGTAGCTTCTGCCCTTTGCGACGCGACTCTTGTAATGTACCATCCATCGTCTCCGCACCTGAAAACTGCCAGAGTAGGGGGTCTCGTCGTGCCCCGCTCGCGCCTTCCCGGCACAGGCCCTCGGCGCCGCACGCGTCCGTGCGCCCGTTTCCTCGATCGCGCAAATCTCTTTCCGGCCCCCCTGCCCCGGGGCGCAGGCCCGCGTCGCCGCGAGCTGCCTCGCAAGGCTCTTTCCTGACGCCCGCGCCCCGCCTGCGTTACCGCACAGTAGCGCAACTGCCCGCACAGTAGGGAAACTGCCCGCACAGTAGCGCAACTGCCCGCACAGTAGCGCAACTGCCCGCACAGTAGGGAAACTGCCCGCACAGTAGCGAAACTGCCCGCACAGTAGCGAAACTGCCCGCACAGTAGCGCAACTGCCCGCACAGTAGCGAAACTGCCCGCACAGTAGGGAAACTGCCCGCACAGTAGGGAAACTGCCCGCACAGTAGGGAAACTGCCCGCACAGTAGCGAAACTGCCCGCACAGTAGGGAAACTGTCCGCACAGTAGCGAAACTGCCCGCACAGTAGGGAAACTGCCCGCACAGTAGGGAAACTGCCCGCACAGTAGCGAAACTGCCCGCACAGTAGCGAAACTGCCCGCACAGTAGCGCAACTGCCCGCACAGAGCGCGTCGCCGCGCGGGGCCGTGTGCATCTTTCCGTAGCCTTGCGCGTCGCCGCCCTTTCTCCGGTGTTTGAGCGCAATTTTGCTCGTCGCCGCGCGCGGCCGGCTGCGGTCGAGGGTGGGTTTGCTCGTCGCCGCCCTTGTCTCCGGTGTTTGAGCGCAATTATGCTCGTCGCCGCCCTTGTCTCCGGTGTTTGAGCGCAATTATGCTCGTCGCCGCGCGCGTCCGTCTGCGGTGGAGCGTTTGCGCGCGCGCCCCTTGTCTTTGTGTTTTTGGCGCAGGTTTGCGATGGTTTGAGCGAGCGCTCCCCGTCTCCGCGTCGGCGCGCGTTTG